CGGGTGGTGGTGTTGGGGTCGGGCTCTTTGATCTTGGCCAGTTCCTCTTTGGCGGCCGCCAGCTCGGACTTGAGGCGGGTGATCTGCAGCTTCATGGGGTAGTGCGCGGCTACCATCTGGCGCACATGGGCGAATTTGACGATCCCTTGCTCATGGTTGGCCGGCTCGGTATCAAAAATACCGTACCCCTGCTGGCGAAGCTCCGCGGCTTCTTTGTCGTCGGCGGCATCGTGGTACTCCTCCACCTTCTCGGCCAGCTCCACGCCTAAGCGATCCGCGGTTGATTTCCACTGCTGCCGCGCCTGTAACCTTGCGCCTTGCTCCTGCTTATCCTTCTCGATCGCCTGGGCGTGTTCGGATGCCAACGCACGGCGGAAAGAGGAGTTGATCTCCTTCATCCGATCGAGCTTGGGGATGATAGTGATCGCGTCATCGGCGAACATTTTGCGGATCTCGGCGTTGCGCTTGGTCGGCGAGTCAATCGAGTAGAGATATTGGAGATCAGCTTTGGTCCCGCGGCGCATGTCGCCAGTCTCGGGGTCCGTGACGTCCATCTGGGTTATCAGGTCCTCGGCGCTCAAGGATGCCTCGTCAAAGGGTTCCTGAAATCGTTTGGTAAAGGCCGGATCCACTTCCTTCTTTGCTCGCCGCGCTTCAGCCTGGGCATTGTCCCGCTCCTTCTCGATCTCGGTCAGGCGAGCGGTTAAGGCCTCAGTGTCCTTCCCCCTGAGCTCGAATTCCTTGATCCGCTTCTCGTACTCGGTGGCGAGCTGTGTTTTGGTTGCGGCTTCCGTTTTCCACTTCTCAAGCTCGGCACGCAGATTGTCAGCGGGCCGCTTTGGTTCCGGTTTGGCGGGGGGGGTGGGCGCGGCCGGCGCGGCGGCGCCTTCCTTGGGTTTGCCCTTGGTTGTGTCTGGTTTCTTGTCGAAGGCGGCGAACTTCCCCTCGAGGTCCGCAAATGGGTTATCAGGCGCGGCGCCTTGGGTGCCGGAAGTTCCGATCGCTGGGGGTGCTGCTGACGGTGGCGCCGATGGCGGCGAGGCCGCGGGCACGGCGGGTGCCGGCGCTGGTGTAGGGGGCGGGGCTGCCGTGGGCGGGGGTGAAGCGGACGCGGGTGGCGCGGCTGGCGCTGCTGGGGGGGCTGGGAGTGTTTCTGGCATAATCTTGGGTTATTTTGTTTTTGACGACTGCTGACCGGCAAACAGCGCCGTACATCTTTTGCGCCCCTTCAAGGGCCTGGGCGGCCGTATCGGCCGGGAAATCTGTGATTTCTTTCCATTCGGCACTATAGATCGTGAAAATCTTGGAGGGCAATACCGAGTTAATGAGGAGTGGCGGCTTCATTTTTCCTCTTTTGCTGTTTTGGTTGTGGTTTTGGAGGCGCTTCCGGGGCACTGGGCCGCGGCGGCATTTCGTCTGGGTGATGGAGTAGGCCGGGTGAGGGGATCGGCATGTCTGATGGGCCCGCCTCGGCCAGGGTGGTTAATATAATTTCGTAAAGCCGTGCCCCTTTGAGCTCAGCCTCGGTTGGCCCGCTTTCAATGAACTCTGAGCGGGCGTGTAAAAGCACTTCAGCGAATTGCGGGTCGTCGGTGGTGCGGATCCACCACTGGAGGAGCGGTTTCTTGCTTTGGAATAGGTCTTTGGTCGAGGTCATAGGTTCCATTTTCGTTTAAGGGATTGTGTCACCAGCCCGTAGTCCGCCTCAGGGCCGAAATGTTTTTCACTGTCAATCTGCGACACACAGCCGCGGCAGAAGTGATCCACCCGGGAGGCGTAGCACACCCCGCCTTTGAGCTTCCCCTCACTCCGATCCAGCATATAGGTAATATCTGCATCCATCTCCCAGAATGGGAATCGCTCATCCCACCTGAAATTGTCCTTACGTCTGAACACGATCCCTCCTCCCGCAGGGTTGTGGGTCTGGACAATCCTTGGCACAGGGTCTGGGGTGTGACTCACGCACGGGTAGTTTCTGAAGTCCAATGAGTACGGGGCCACTGTCCAGAATTGAGGATCGCTTTCCCAGCACGCGACCAAGTTTTCAAACCAGTTTTGGTAAAAAATCACGTCGGAATTGAAATAGGCGATGTAATCACCCTTGGTCATATCCGCCCCACGGTTCCAAAACTTGCTCTGCGAAAAAGTCCCTTCCGTGTAGGTCCACGTAGCGCCAACCAGCTCACAAGTACTCTTTAAAGCATCCCTCAAGTTCTCCGCTGGGGTGTTGTTGCCCATAACCAGAATGCGCGCCTTAGTGGTGGCGGCGCATGTCCTGATCGCTGTTATCGCAAGGTGGTAAGTGCCCATGTTAGGCGCACAAACCGGGATTATCACGTCTGAATTCATGGGGTCATTTCTGAGAGTTGTTGACCATCGTAGGGATCTTTGTTAGGCCATGAGCTCGCCGGGAAACCTTTGCCGGCCAGGACACACGCCCGCACCTGCCGCATGTCCCACTGGTGTATAGCGCGGCGCTCGGTCCTGAGCTTGTTCAGAAGCCAATGGCTTTTGTCATTGGGCGATGTCCCCTTGTCCTTCCCTTGCATCACCGGACCAGTGTAGCCCGGTGTTCGATCTTCGATGATCTTCATCCGTGTATCATAACGGATCGGAAAACCGTTGTTGGCGAGCATCATCCCAAAAAAAACATCTTCGTAGCGAAGTCCATCGCAGGTTTCATCAAAGCCGTTGATAACCAAGGCCCACTCTAAAGGCAATGCCAGCGAGGCACCATAAGTCCACTCGCCTGGGGCCATATAGGGATTGCCCAAATGCTTATGGTGGGCGTAATGCTCCTCCACGTAGGCAAGCCGGCTGTCCTGTCCGTCAGTCTTTGTGAAGCTTTTTGCCAAGCCGTCTTCGACAATGAGATCGTGTACCTTCTCGTAAGGGCCGCACACCGCATATTCACCTTCCATGGCGACCTGAACAGCCTCAAGCCATGTTGGAAGAAGGATGCTCCGATCGTCCAAAAAACCTACCCAGTCAGTCTCGCACAGACAGATCCCGGTGTTGCGAGAATTTGAAGCCGCCCACCAGTCTTGCTTTGTTAAACGGTGCGGTCCTTGCCAAACGCACGGCTTCGGCGATACCACTCTTACACTTGCGTTCTCGGCGGGTTTCCTGAACGGGTCCACAATGATCACCTTACAACTTGGTCCCCCGGGTTGCCGATAGAGAGAATCGAGAAACCACTCCACTCGGGGTTCGTGCCGTGCGGTGATATACACCAGCGTTAAAGAGAATTTCATCAATTAGCAACCCAGTCAGATTTTCCGTGATAGGCAACAGTCCTACGCCAAGCGTAAATCCGAATGTTGGCGCACCTTTTGCAATAGGATTTAACCCCTGTTTTCACCCGCCGATCTTTCCAAAAGGCATCGAGCGGCAATTCTAACCCACAGTCTCGGCAAGTCTTTCTCCCAGGGGTGCGATTGTAAAACTCATCCCCTTGGTCAAACTGGTGAGCAGTATTGCACCCGAAACAGAGAAACTTAAATTTTCCAGACCTGTCGTGTTGGAGAGTTAAAACCGTGCTCTGGCCATCCCTGCGGCGCCAGCACATTCGGCGATGGCAGTGAGGACACAAAAAATCAATGAGCAGGTTTAGGCATTCCTCTAACTCCTCGTAGGATGGAACGGTTTTGCCTTTGAACTTTGCATTAATCCTCATTTGCAGGAAGCGGCCATGCTTCAAACAGTAGTGGCCAGATCCCTGCTTCATCACGCCGTCAAGGTTGCACCATCTACATTTCATCGACACTTTTGGTAAACCGCCCCGGTCCCGATCGGGTAAAGGAAACGGAAACCCAATTGCTCCAAGCGAAGCGCGGCGCGGGTAACAGCCCCGCCCGCCCAGTTAAGATCGTCCATCACCACCATGCCACCCATAACCACCTGGGGGGCGAACCGTACGACGTCTTGAATGGCCACATTGTCATGGGCGCCGTCAATGTGCAGCAGGCCAATGCCCGGGGGCGGATCGACAAAGCGGGAGGTGTTCCGGTGTAACCTGAGAATGTCCGCAACCCCCAGGCGGCGGATCAGATCCATGAAGCCGTTATACAGCCCATCGTAGTCCTGCACTCCCCACCACTCCACGTCTGCCGGGGTCGTCTGGGCCTTCATTGCCTCCTCTTTGGACCAGGGCTCGATCCCGTAAACCACGCCCATGCCGATCCACTTATGGGCCAGGAGGATCGGGACGATGCTGGATCCGCCGTAGATCCCGATCTCCACACTGATTGCCGGCCGCAAGGCGACAACGATGCTGGCCAACGTGATCGACTTATCCCTGGAGCACCAACCGGGTATCCGCGGCTGCTCCTGCTGAATGGTTTCAAAGAGATCAGTCATGTTAGGTGCAGGTCCTTTGCGGTGATCTTGAGGATCTCGCACGCGCTATCATTGACGCCGACCGACACAAGCCAACCGCCGTCCACGGCAACGGCGCCGCCAGGGAAAACGACGTTGGGTTTCCAATGCGTGGGGCGTTCTCTCACTTTTATGGCATCGGTCTCGCTCCCGTAGCAAATTGGACGGCTGCTTGTCGCCAGAACTTCAAAAGGTGGCTGTGCCCTCATGAGATAGGCACCGAGGAAGTATCGCCTCCGATTGGCCCCGAATTCATTGTCGAGCCCGCTATGGAAGAAGCGAAGCAAGTGTCCTTCGAACGGTAACGGGGGTATTCCTCCGCGGGGCTGGCCATACGCCCACTTCGGCCCAGGCGTTTCAAGTGGTTGGCTGGCGGCGCTGCCTTCGAGCCGATAAACCTGTTGAACCGGGGAGGTTTGATAGATCCAAAATAGCGATCCGTCCTGACTCCAAGGCACGTGATTTTTTTGGATCGTAGTGGCATCGTTTCCCGGCACTTCCGGGCGCGTGATGCCTTTCAGCAACTCTCCTTCGAAATGCCCATACTGAACAGACGATCGCCAAGGCACTGCCGGGAAGGTGCTTTCGATCCAAGAAATGTGAAGCTGGTCGTTGTGAATAAAAAGCTTCGGATCTTCACCACCAGTGCCCAACTCGATTTTGCGATTGTGGTGAATGACACCAGACAAGTCAGTCTCGGCTATCGCCAAAGAACTGTGCAACGTGTTGCCGTCGTGCCACCTATAGGAGAGATAAACTTTGCCTTCAAACTCAGCCATGCCCGGATTATAGCCTCCGTCGAACAGCTTCTTGTGTTCCAGAGCCAGTGCTGGGAGCTGGTCAATAACTCGGGGATAACGCCCCGTGACCTTGTGCTGGAGCATGAACCACGCGGCCAGCTCGCTATTGTGGCGGATCCTGGGTGGCGCCGCTTCCTTAGTCTCGTGGCTCATTTGTCTGTGAGGGTGTAAACGCTGCCAGTAAAGTCCTCGGCACCTTTCATTCTAAATAACGCAGCGAGCGTGTGCGACCAGAAAAAATCCGACCCCAGTACTAAGTCAGGGATTTCAGGGAGGATTTTTTGCCAAAATTCTCTCTTGCCCCAGAAGCAATCCCCGACCGGCATAAAGACCCGCTCTTCGCCGTTCTCCTTGATGCGGTAGGCGTAAGCCGCCTCTTTGGTGGTAAGCAGCTCGGTAGCCCCTGGCAGAAAGCGGGTGCTTGGTCTGGTTAAACAGATCCAGTCCTTTTCGGCCGCCTTCTGTATGGCCATCCTCAGCGTGTCGCGCAGGAATGGCAGGCGCCGCGGATCCTTGAGCATCATGGCACTATCCCGGCCGCACGCCCCGACCGTGATTGGTAATGGTTGCCACCACTCAGCCGGCCGCTCGCACTTGGCCCCGTCGTACGCATTCCAGAAGTGAATTACTCTGTGGCCTTCCCAGGTCCGGATCCGGAAACGGGCTGTATCCCGAATGGCCTCCACCATTTCAACCGCTCGTAACGGGAAATCCTTATAGCGGCAGTACCAGTGATGGTTGGGCCGCCAGCTCGAACCGTTCCACAGCAAAGGTGAGTCATTGGCCAGGGCCAGCACTGGCAGGGTTGGGCAGGCCCTGGCCAGTTGCAAAGGCGCGGAGTCCACGGCGACCAAACACAGCGCCCGCTCGTACAACCCCAGAAGGTCATAAAGGCGATCGGCATGAATACCACTCAGATTGATCACGGGGTAACCGCAGTGTTTGAGCAACTCCAGCGCCAGGGCCTTGTAAGGGAAGGGCGAGGAGTGCCCGTCCAAGGCGGCCAGGACGTATTTCTTCCCCGGCTGCATGTTGGCATTATAGAGCGCCTCCTCTCGGTTAAAGTCCCGCTTGTCGAACGCAAGCGGGTAGCCTTCATCCCACTCGCTCATGCGGCCGGCTACTTTGAATTGCTCTTTCTGGAAAGAGGTTGTCTTGGCGGTTTCCTGGCCCGCCCGCTTGTAAACAAACTCTGCCACGGCCGCCTTCGGTCCGTTTACCTGGGTACACACCCAATCACGTCCTTCAGCCTCGCACTGGGCAACGGCTTTGCCGATCTCGTAGTGCGGTCCTTTGTAAATCACCGGCTCGACATAGGACACTCCATCGAGGATCCCGGCATACTCCTCGGCCACCATGAGGGCTGACCGTTCTCCTTTTTCGGCATCGGCCTTGAGTAAAGGCAGAATTGTCATCAAATCGCCATTTCTACCGAGTTGGATATACGTATTTTTAGACATGCCGCCACGTTTCCCTATTGAGCACGGACAGGCAACTTCTCTAAAAACCGTTCAATCAAGGTTTTCAATTTTCTGGTGTCGTCGGCGGCTCAGACGCGGGGGGTTCAACTACGGTTAACTGCGGTTCGGCCTGCACGTCCAGGGCTGTGCACAGGTCATCAGCCATCCGGATTGCGATCCCAAACTCACACTGGATCTGCATCGTTGGGGAATCACCCTTCCGGGGGACGGCCACTTTGCCCGGGGCCACTTGTTTTACATGCATCAGTTTCAGTGCAAACTGGATCGCGAAGTAGTCGCGTCGGGTGAGGGTAAGACTTGGCATTGTTGAGCTCATGGATTGTCAGTTTTTCGATTCTATCGGCTATCGCTACGCGGACGATCTCTGTGGGGTGTGATAACCCCCACTCCCAATTCTCGTAAGTGCGAAGTGGGACCCGCAAAAGGCTAGCTGCCTCCTTCTTGTAGAGCTTTCGCGCTTTCCTCCACTTTCGGAGAAACGCACCAAAGTCCACGTTTGCGGATTGCATCTCCGGCACTTTGCGATCAAGCCAACCACCAACTCAAGTGTTTTCTTTTATTGGGCTCGCACGGCCTTGGGGGTATGTGTCGCCACGGGTAGAGACATAAAGGGTTCACCCGCCCATCAGCCGTAAAGCTGCTCGACTGACAGCCAGAGCGTAAGCCTGCTCCACGGCGCACCACCGAGCTTCGCCTCCTCGGAAGTCCCAGAAACACCAAAAACCGCGCTTTACCGCGCAAAAATAGAACGTCCTATGCCTCTCACAACGGCTCAATGCCAGCAGTTCAATGATTTCCTCGGGCGCCGTCCCTACGATTGGGACAAGCGGATCTCCAAAGACCGCAAGCCAATGTCCTATATTTACACGGGCATGTATCGCACTGAGACATGGCCCACCTTCACCGGCACCACTCACCTGCACGAGCGCGTCTATGTCACGCGGCCAAATGACCCGGGCCTGTGGACACAGTTCACGGCCGATCCGTGCGTGGGCACTCCCTGCGACACCCCGCGCCAGTACGTCGGGCATGGTGTTGACCAGCTTCGCTACGACCGCTATCGCCGGGAATATCAGACGCCGGTTTTCTGTTTGGACCAGCTCGACACGATCGAGGAAGGCATCGCCAAGATGGCCGCGATCGCTGAGGGCTACAAAGAGCTGCCCGAAAATATCTGCTCCGACTTCCTTCGCCTGCTCACCCTCCGCAAGGCGGGCACCCAAGCCCAGGGCGCCGGTTTGTTCTTGGCCGGTCTGCAGGACAGCCAGGGCAACCCAGTTTCGATCGACATTGCGGACAACATGTTCGCGGTCAACGTCACGGGCGGCGCGGGCATCACCCAGAATTCCCTGTTCATCAATCTCAACGCCAACGGCGCCCTTTCGGCGCTTGGCTTTGGCACAACCACGCTGCTGTCCAATGCCCTGGGCCAGCTCTCCATGGAATACCTGAACAACATTCAGGAGGACTTGGCGGCCAATGGCTACCACGACAAGGATTGGTTGGTGGACGGAAAATTCTCGATCACTGTGGATGCCACCACGCGGCGCCGGCTCTTGGTTGCCAACCCAGCCCTTACGCAGATGTACTCGGCGGCTGACTTCGCCAAAGGCGGCGCCTTCTACAGCTACGGCGTTACCCAGGGGTGCGGTGACTGGCTGTTCAAAGAGGACAAGGCACAGATGCGCTTCCGGTTCCGCGGCGACATGGACGGCAAAGACCTTTCGGGCGCGGCCCTTACGGGCTCGGTTTGGGTCCAGCAGATTTGGCCGTTTGAAAACGTGGCGGCTACGTTCGGCCTCAAGCCCGTTTACTCCACTGCCTGGAAGAACGCCCCCATCCGGATGTACCACTGTTACAACCGGGATGCCCGTATCGTTTACTGTGGGGACGTTACCTCGGTCAATGATGACATGAAGTTCGGTCTGGCCCGCTCGTTCATGGGCCAATGGACTTGGAAGTCCCCCGACTTTTTCAACGCGGTTGACCCTAACACGGGTGTCCTGTGCCAGTTCAACAACGATAAGAAGAACAAGGGCTACTGGCTCGGCGAGTACGACTTGGCTGAGAAAACCATCTACCCTGAGATCGAGCGTATAATCTTCGCGCTGGGCGAGCCGCAACCGTACGTTCGCGTGCCTCGGACCAACACGGCGCCTACGGGCCCGACCAGTATCACCGATTACCAGAGCTTGCTGGCTTACAACGCCCAATGCGGCGAGTACACCCCCACGCCTGGATTTGTTCTCCCGGTCGAGGATTGATCGGGGTTTGTTGGGTTAGTTCATTACCGGGGGCGGCGCCTCTTTTCACGCCGCTCCCGGGTTTCGAAAGAACTTTATGGCTTACGACAATCCGACTCCCTCGGGCGGGGACGACATGGACAGTGCCGACATGGCGCCCACCGGCAACTCTGGCGCGGGCCAGGACGGCATGGGCCAGGACATGGAGAAAGCCAACACTATTCACGTTGCGGCCACGGACCTGCCAAAGGGGGTCGAGCCTAAGGCCGGCACCAAGGTCATGTTTTGCATCACTGGGCCTCCTGATGCGGAAGGGGATTGTCCGGGCTACTTCGAAACCTCCGATCATGACGAAGAAGCGGAAGAAAAAGGTACTTCCTGGGAAGAAGATTTCCGCAAGTCAATGAGCCCACGCGCAGGCGGGGGCGAGTCACAGCAAGAACCAATGTAAAATTATGGCAGCTTACGGCATCACTTTAGCAACAGTCGCCGCTCCTGGCGCAACTCCGATCACCCCCAACGCCACGGCGGCCCAGGGGTTCCAAGCCAACTATTTCAAGTTGTCGGTTCCTGGCCTGTCAGATCGGGACCGCAAGACCATCTCCGCGCTTGGCCTCATTTACGAGCTCACGGCGGGCGGCGGCGCAAACTACAAGAGCAACCACGCCGGCTTGATCCAAGACTCAGTTGTGTTTGCGGGCGGGGTATCCAACCTCGACAAAACCACGGCCGATGCTGCTAACGAGTGGAATGCCGGGGTTGTCGCCGATGTCACACTCTCAACGGACGTCCCTACCCTCCTCAAAGAAGGGCGGGATCTGGATGATCTTTCCGAACTTCAGTTAGACCGGATCCTTGCGTTCCTCCGCGCACAACTTCGAAAGTGATGAATGGCTTGCGATGCCCAATCAGTCGAAACGCTCAGCGTTACCACGGATAAGTACTATGAGCTTTCCGAGCGGCAGTGGTTGGAATGCCTCGCCAATCTGTTTGGCGTAATAGCCGTAATCCCAGTCGGGCTCCCGCTTGAAACCAAGGCTGTAGCACTCGCTTATTCCCTCGGATACCCAAAACTGAGCGATGTGCAGTTGGAACAGGCGCTCCTGGCCGCTTTCACTGCGAGCGCGTTCGATGCACAGAGCATCGTCAACGAGATTCAAAAACAGGGATACGACAAGCTTTCTCACGCTGACTTGCGGCGGGCGATCATCGCGGCCTATTGCGGCGGGACCGCGGGTTCGGCGCAGACAGTTGAAACGCTCGCCATCAACACCGATAAGCTTGGACGTCTTTCGGAAAACGATGTTGACCTTGGGATCGAAGCGGTCATTTGCGCCGCCAACTCGACTCAATGTTTGCCACCTTCATTATTAAACTGGAGCGGAAAGTGGACGGAACTGAGTGACCGAGGACTGCGGGAAATCCTCGCTGCGCTGGCGCAGTATGTTGCTGTTGTGACCCCACCTATCCCCACCACCCCCACTGGTTTTGTTTTTGCCAGCAACATTACCTTTGCCAACGTGGTTGCGGGTTGGGACGTGCCGCCAGCAGGCATCACCGGAACTGAAGTTTGGACTGGCACCGATGGGATTACCTACGCCCTGGCCACTACCGTAGCTGCCCCAGGGGTCACGAATAACCAAGCCATACCGGCGATCGGAAACAGTATTTACGCCAAGATCCGATGGGTGACGGCTTCCGCTCAAAGCGCCTTCACCACTGCTGTCCAGTTCAAGCGAAGTGATTGGGAAACGCGTGCCCTAGCAAACTCTGGTGGACCGATCATGGCCTCGTCCAAATCCATCCAGAACAACTTTTACAGCGCGTTAATCAATGCCGGGATTCTGGCCAGGATTTACACGGCCAACATGTACGACAAGCAGCGCACGTCCATCAACGAGGCTAAAACGCCCATCGTTAATACGGCGGGCAATGATCCGTGGACACTTAACAACATGGGGGATGCGGACATCGGCGCAAACGGTTTAATAAGTGCCGGTAGTGGCGGAATGTATCCTGTAGCCAATGCTTCGACTCTTTACGGGTCAGACACAGACGCTGGTTTCACCGTCTATGCCTTCAATAACACGGCGGGGTTAAACGCTTACGACTTGGGGTACACCAACAATGCGGGAACCCTGGCCTGCGCGATACAGATAAACACTGGCGGGACCACCAATGCCAAAATCTGGAATGACACCAGCGTCATAAGTATCGCCTGCCCTGGGGCAGGTTATTACTCCGTTAACCGTGTGGGACCGACAGACTTCCACATTTACTTTGGGAATTCCATCACCCCGCATGTGGCGGTGGGTCAAAGCGTAGCCAATTCCGGAACACGCCAAGCGCAAAGGATTGATGCATTTTCAGTTTTTGCCTATGAGGGGCCGACTGATGCTCTATTTACGCCTCGCACCCTTGGTTTCACGGCTTTTCATCACGGCTTAACGGCTGCTGAATCGGCGCTGCTGTTTGCGGCGGTGCAAGCCTCGCTGGTTTATTCTGGGGGCGGCTCCGCATGAAATGGTTCACCACACTTTTACTTCTGTCAGCCCTGCCAGTCACGGCCCAGCTCCCGCCATCGCCTCCCGGCGCAACCACAACCAAGCTGCTTTCTCCTAAGCACGCTGAGCGCGTGGCCTCCCTAGGCGTGGCGATGATTAAGGCAGCCCTGGCGCCGGCCCAGCCCAGCTTGCAACTCACCTGGGACTATCCCGCCGACCAGATTACCAACGTGGTTTTCGAGGTTTACCACTGCCAGACTTTGAGCCAGGGCCCGCCTTTGACCGCTTACGACCAGATCCCATTTGGGTTTTCGCTGTTCACTTACGCCGATGCCCCTCCGGTGACAGTGGGAGGATTGGCTTGGGATTTTTTCCTCGTGCGGGCCCGGGACCGAGTGTCGGGCGTGTACTCCAACTGGAACCAATGACCTTCACCCAATCTGCACATTACAAGCGCGAGATGCTGACGCGCCTGGATCTGGCTCTTGCCCTGGCGCTCGGAGATCAGGAGGTAATCCAATTCAACCGACTTGAACGCGAGCGGATCGAGCCAATCAAGAGGAACACTTGTCCCGATTGCGGAGTTAAGGTGGCTGGGAATAGCCGACACTGCCAGATGCACGCCAACGCGCTCCAGCGAGGAAGGCCGAGAAAACTGTGATGCTTGAGCCCATGCTGAAACTCAATACTGTCCTGACCGCGACATCCACTCTGTTCCTGATATTGGTGTCTTACCTGGGCAATCGGCTGTGGTCAGAGAGCGCCTTGACCCATGATGCGGTTTTGACGCTCCAAGTGACCATGGTTAATCACAGTCAATTTGACTTAGCTCTCGCTGAGGTTAGGCAAAAACAACAAACGACCGATGCCGCTATCGCCAATGTGCGTGTCCGCCAAGCATCGATCGAACTCGAAATGCAAAAGTTAAAACACAAATGAAAACACTACTCGTTCCCATCATTGGCCTGCTTTTATTGGCGGGCTGCACTGCCCCAAATCCGGCGTACACGCCTCCACCACCGGGACAAACCAGCTCAGTTCCACAGTACATCCCCGACCCAAGGATCTCCTCACTCTCAAATACGGTGACTCAGATCGCCGGGGGGTTGGCGCCGGCGAATCCCTACGCCGGATTGACCAACTGGGCCATAAATGGAGGGTTCACGCTCGCCGGTCTAATCGCTGGCGCTATCGCGGCGGCAAAGAACAAGAATGCCGTGATCAGCACCATGGCCGCTGGCGTGGTTAAGGCTGGAGCTGCGCAGCCAGTCCTTGATCATGCGAGCAACAGCGGAACTTTTGCGGCGGTAGCCGACGCGATCAACGCGCAGACCGGCGCCAACCAGACTGCTACAGGGCTACCTAAAGCCTGAAGATTTGACGGTCCCCTCCTCTCCAGTAAAAACCCGCCCGGGGCAAAACTAGAAACCCGGGCGGGCTTTCGTTTGAAGCAGGCCGAACGGCCTACTTACTCCGCTGAGTTATTCAAGGGTGTGGGATCGCTCGCAGAGCCCGCGATTGCGGCTTAAAATTCATGGTGCGGACAGCCGGTAGAACTTGTGCGGTGCGATCATCCCAGCCGGATCCAACTGCACCACGTTGGTTGCCCCCCCCGCCAGATAGTTCGTACAGACCGGCAATCCACCACGGCTCATTACCAGGGTGATCCCGCTGCTCGAGCAATACCCCAGGATCGCCACTTCCTCGGTCCAGCTCTGGAAGTCGGCAGTGGACTGGAGCTGCGTTTTCATTATGGTCGTTACCGGGGCGCCCGACACGGGATCCGTCCAGTTGTTAGTCGTGCAATCCCAGTAAAGCACGCCGCTGGAGTCATCGAGCTGCATGGTTGCCGTGACTGCATTGGTCCCTGGCGCCGTGAACTGGCCTTGATTCTGAGGTGGGGGCGGCGGGTCTTTCTGGTCATCCGGCTTGGCTTTAGGCGGGTCATTTAGCTTCTTGCACATTTTATAGATGCTGTAACCCACATAGACGCCGATCCCGATTACGAGGAGGCCGGCGCACAGCTCCATCATTACGGCCGGCTTGGGTTGGGCCTGGGCCCGACCGCGGTGAGGAATGGCCGCTAAAGCCAATACGAGGGCGGCAGTTGTGAGGATCCTGGCCTTCATAGCGTGCGCCTCCCGAAAAAGAGGACAGTGATTAAGAGCGCGTACGTAAAGCCGGCCAAAACAGCCAGGACCGCAGTCGCGACTTTTGGCTCAGCCGCGGCGATGATAACCCCGACCAGCAAGCCAAAGGCCAGCCAGAGGGCTATTGCGGTAATCCATTTTGCTAAAGGAGTCATTTTTTGCCTTTCAGTTATGGTTCGAACAGGATGATTTTTTTTCGAAGTTCACGTTTTCGGGCGATCAGTGATCGGTACTCGTTCAGGTCTTTTGGCCGGATAGTTGTGCCGAATGCGTCTGTTTTACCCCTCTCCTTTATCTCATGGATCGCCTCGATAACAGCCTCGAGTTGCCACTTGATCTCTTTAAGAAAGACACGGGCCATGGAGTCAAGCCTTGAAAGGTGTGTGCTCCCAGACCAGGCCCTTGCGTTTGGCGATCACAAAGTAGATGAACGGGTATAGTCGAGCGGCAACGCGAAGTTTTATCAGTGAGTCCTCCCAGGTGTGGCCGCCCTTGACGTCAATCGCTCGCAAACCGGTATCGTCCAACGCCCAGAAGTCGGGGGTGTATCGGCAGTCATGCCCCAGTTTAAGCGTGATACACTGGACCCCGATCCATTGCGGCCGCATTCGGCGAAGATAATCGAGGTAGCCCTTCTCTGTTTTGTTGAGGTTTGCCTCATCCGTGCTGGGGGTAATTCCAAGCATCCGGTTTACATCGAGCCGCTCCTTCTGCTCTGATTGCTTAATCTCCCCAAACGTGCGTGCCATGCAAGCGCGGCTCATGCCGGGGAACGCGGCGCGGACTTTCTTTTCTTCGTCGGGAGTCATTTAAGGTGCAAGAGTTGGTCCACGGGTTGACAGAATGGGCAGAGCCAGATCCACTTACCTTTGCGCTTCACACGTAACCAGCCGTTAGACTGGGCTTCGCGCTTCGCCGTCTGCACGGCGTAGGCCACTGGCCCGGGCTCGCCTGATAGAAGGCTGTCGCACCCGTCCCGATCGCACATCATATTGACTTCGTAGCTGAAGCTCACGGGTTGGCCTTTCGGTAAGCCTTCCACCAATCGCAATGTTCAGAAACGCTACAGTAGTCAAGGCATCTGGTCTGCACCCCGGGTCTGTGTTCCACATAGAATTTTGGACTTGTCACACACAGATCCATGGCTGAGTCCATGCTGTTATACAGCTTGATCGCCCGTTTGTTGCCCTCCTTCATCACCGCCCACACTTCCGGCCGCGCCCAGCGTTCCAGGGGGGTGCAATCAGGCAAATGCCCCTCCACAGCCGCGGCGATATGCGCCGAGAGCCGGCTGAGGACAAACTGCTCCTGGCGTTCCGGCAGCCAGAGCGGCACCTGAAACACCTGCACTTGGCTCTTGGGATAGTCGGCCTCCCTCCTGGCCGCCCCTACGCTCCAATCCCGGTAGATGGCGATGATCTGCGCGGCCTTGACGGTGATCCCATTCTCCCGGCAAAGCAGGGCATTGATATTTGCCTGCTGTTCCCACTCCGGTTTGACTCCATCCTTTGCCGCCCAGATGGAAGTGATCTTGTAGTCGATTAGGGTGTCATTGGCGAAAAGGTCGATCTGGCCGCCGATCAACTTACCCAGGCGCCGCGCCTTAAACCGCTTCTCCACGAGCTCGCCCATGCCGGCCCGCTCAAGGACCAAGTGTCCAAGCTGCCCCATGAGCGCCCATATCCTGTCGGCCGCGTCCTCCTCGAGCTCCGCGGCGTGTTTCCTTTCCAGGGCCACAATACGGGCAGGCTTGATCAGGGTGGTGGTCGAGTAGTCAACTGAGCTCGAATCGTAGGGGTCGAGCTCGATGGCCCGCACGAGCGGCGCCGGTAATCCTTGATGGTTGGTGATCTTCATTCCGCTTTCCGTTTGGTTATTCCGTGACACTTTGAGCAAAGCCACTCCACGGAAAGCGGCTTTGAATAATCGGGGTGGTGCTTTTCTATCCGCCCCACGGCGCCGCACTTGCACACCCCGGGGTTAACGAGCAAGCCCTTTTTCTGGGCTCGGTGGGCAATCCAATGTGCCCGCGCCTTGTGGGGGTTTCTAATCCGCCATGCTTGTACTGCCGCTGCGGTGGTCGGAGTGCTAAGGCCAGCGCGATAGCGTGCTGCTGACTTTGCTCGTTCGCGTGCCCGTGCAGAGTGAATGTGCTTCAATCTGAGGCCGCGCCGGTAACACCTCATGCACGCCGCGCATTCATTGCGATGCCCGTCCTTCATCTCAGCCCGCTTCGGGAAGTCGGACAAAGGTTTCGAGATGCCGCAAATATTACAGGGCTTTTGCAATCAAAACGGGACGTCAAGGTCCTCTGGTTCAGCGGGCTCGTAGGCCGCTTGGGGTTGGTCTGTGTCGTTTTTGTGTTTTTCGTGGTAATCTGCGGCTGCATCTAGGGCTTCTCGGAATTTCGTATCAGTCGCAATTTGGCCCGGGGAATTGGCCCGCTCCTGCCCGTCATCACCTACCCAGGTCTTTTTAACCTCAAAGTGTGCAATAAACCCAAAGAGTCGCTTTGCGGTGTCTGGGTCGTGCCGATCATCATATAGGCCACCAACGGTCTGAGGCGCCTTCAAATAGTCGTCACGCCGAACACCCTTAGGGGGGATTGGGACAAGGATCCCCCGCCACCACTCCGGATCCTTAGGCTTGGCTGCGGGGGTGGGCTTTGCAGGTTCAGCCGGCTTGGTTGGGTTAGGTTTGTATGGCTGGACCAGCTCCCCGCCCGCTTCGAAGTTTTTGAAGGAGTTGATCAGGGCATCGTTTTGCTTCTTCGTGATTGGAACGTATTGCAATGGAAGATCCTCCACAGTTTCACCCGCTGGCAGTATCCACCCCAATTTGGCGAAAAACTCCTTGGCGAGGTCCAGATCCGCGAATTGCCGCAATACCCGCCCCCGGCTGTTCTCGTCAGCGAGGGGAACGGTTTTAGGGCTGGATGCCGGGGCTGCGCTGGGGGTAGCAGCCTCTTTGGGTGGTGTGGCCCTATGCTGGGAGGGCCTGGAACGTCCTGGGGGCGGCTGGGAGGTTTTGGGGTGGTCAAAGGCCATCTCCTCGGCGGGTGTAACCTCGTAACCGGCCAAGGTCATAACGAAACCGAGTGGCATCCTGAGGCATTTAGCCGTTGCTCGGGTCTGTGCCATGCTCCGCAGGGCGAAGTCGTCACGATTGGCCCAATTTTTCTCACTTCTGAGACATTCGGCCTCCGCTGCTCCGATAATAGAGCCGTCCTTGGTTTTAGCCTGGACCCTGGCCTCCCATCCACCTTCAATAGGCCGGCACCACTCAAGAACAGGAAACACCCCCAGCATTGTTCCAAGTAGCGTCCACGCCTCGCATTTTGGATATTCCCTCCCACTGATCGTAGAAATCAATTTTTGGGAGTGGAGTACGTCCTTTAATGCGGTGGCAACCGCAGTAGCCTTTGCAATTACCTGTTCCGGCTCAACGGCACCAAACAACCCAGGCGGGGAAGATGGTGGCCGAACCGCAACCGCCATGCTCTCAGACGGCATAACTTCTGCGTTAATTGGAATTGGATCGTTCATTGGACCTCTGGCTTATAAGTGATCGTGCCGTTCACCACTATCGCTAGCACGTCATAATTTTCCGAATTGTGAGGGGCGAACATCAACTTCCCCATTGGCGAGAGAGTGCCGGTGGTAACCTCTATTCTTAAAACCTTGCCCTCCTTTAATACCGCGATGTCACAAGGGCAGGACTGGGCAACGGCTCGAAAAACAGCAAAGCCCCGACGTAACAAATCAGCGCAGACGATTAGCTCACTGATCGCCCCGGTTACGCCAGTTGGCATACCGGGGCGTCTGCCCAACCTAGCAGCGCGACTTTTTGCAGGTTCTTCAAGCACCTTTAATTGTTCTGGAGTCAAAACACGTCCCCCGGTTCAGGCGTCGTCACTGGATCGGGCGACTCTTGCGGTGGGGCGGTCTTGCTCACCCCGGCATTGACCAGATCCCCGGCTTCGATGGCTTTCAGGTTGTTCAGCGCCTCTATGCTGCGCGTGATGTGCTGCTTGGTTTGCTCTGCCACCATGGCCGCGGCTTCGCAGATCACCGGCCCAATAAAGAGCAAGATCCGCTCTGAGATAACTTCGTCCAGGGTGAGTGTGTGGTTGCTGCTCTCGCTCACGTAGTGGATCTCAGCCGTGTATTTGCCGGCGTTTTCCTCGTAACTGTGCCGCCGCCTAATGTGTAAGGTCTCCATCACGAGTTCTGTCTTTACGTTCTGCATTGTGTTTCCTTTGTTTTTTTGGTTAAAGGCGCCTCCCCTGGCTAACCCTGGTCGGCTTGTGATGGTCCGCTCAGAATTTCCTTTTTACCGGGGAGGTCGCCAAATCGTTCGCTCTGTTTCGGGACTTTTGTCTCACCCAAAATGTACTCCACGTCGATCACGTCCCCACTCTTGAGGCGCGTCCAGTGTTCGCGGATAAATAGATGAGCGGCGCCCATCGTGCGGGCCATCCCCCAGCCGTACTCATCGTACGAGGCTTGATGGTTCCCCCCGTTGGCATCCAGTCGACATAACATGACGGACGGCGGGGCAAAGCCAAATCCCGTCCGCCTCAAAAGGTAGTACTCGGCCTGTCGCTCCTCACTGCCAGGGCTCGCGGTCGTGAGTAGCAGCGTTGCCATGACTGGCACAAAAGTTGCACTATCGCGGATTTCGAGAAGTTTGGTTTCCATAAGATTTTCTACGTTTGTGGTTCCGGAGTTTTATTGGTGGATGGACTGAAAGCCAGCCGCCAATGTAGCGCGTTTCTGGCGGCGGCGGCGCGGGCTTCTCTATGATGTTTTTCGCACAGAGGAAAGCACGAGCCGCCACCAGGAGGATCGCGATCGTTTGTGATTTTGACCGGTGATCCTTTCTCGCTTTGCGGGCGATCCAGTTGTGCAGGTTCGCCGGCAGCTTTGCGCCTATATAGACACGTGGGCCGAAACGCTTTTTGATCATCGGCGGCCTCCTTTCAATTTGATACGGCGAGGCGGTTTATCCCAATTCGGGCTCTTACAGAAGCGGCAAACAACCGGATGCGGCTTGCGGGGATACCACTGGCGGAGGCACCGAAAACATGTGAGGATCGGCAGGGCGGCTACTTGCATATTCAAAACCCTACACATCTGTAGAAATACTTCAACAATTTTCTTGAGTTTTTTTTGCTGTGGTGGCGCGGTCCATGTGCGCGGCCTGGAACGACACCCACGACCCCGGGCCTATGAGCGACAAGGCGTTGCGAGTGTGACTGTCACCGCAAGATTACGGATAGACAAGCGGCGCCGACTGTGCCAAAGTAGAAGCGCAATGCAGCTAACAAATAACAATCTCCCTCGCCTGGGGAAATCCTTTTGGGCAGGCTTTGCCGCTTCGCCTAGACTGCATTGCAACCCTGGGCGGGGGTTTCTTATGGAGCAATGCAGATATGATCACAGTTTTAGAGTTGTGCCAATGGCTGGCCACGCTACCCGCGGGCGCCTCGGTGGGCGTTGACGATGGTGGCTTAACCTTACGGCACGCCTTAGTATCAGCCGATAAAGCGGCATATTTAGAAATCGGCGGCCTGCCCGATCTTAACGGTGACCCGCTTTGCACCTGTGGGATCTGTGAGTGGCAAGGGCCTGAGTCCAAACTCAAATGCAAGCTGGATGAGATCCACCATCTGGCCCAGCGACTCGAACCCGGGGCCGAGGTGCCCGCGGGTGAGTGCCCGGAGTGTGGCGGGCTCTGCTATCTGGAGGCTAACAAGTGAACGCGCAAGACCTGCTTCTGGCCATTCAAGAGCTATTAGACGGGGTGGAATGGACGCCCGACACCCTGGAGGCCATAGCAGCTCTGATGATAAAGGGCGGGTATCAGATCCGCGACATGCACGACGATCAGCCGCTAGTAATTGAGCCGGCCAAAAACTGGGATTGGGCGGATCTGGACTGGACGAAAGGCAGGGAGTGAATATAACCCTTAGCGAGAAGGAGGCCGCGACAGTCGCCGGCCTGCTCCTTGGCTTAGTTTTTAAAGGTGTCCCCGATTCGCTCAAGATCATTTCAGGATCGTTACTAGTTCATGGAACAAATGAGCAGATCCGCGAGCGGGCAGAGCGTTTAATACTAACCCTCAAGAGCGTTGAGCATGTTGCCACGGGCGAGGAACTGCTGGACTTACAATTCGCGGCTGAGGCACTAGAGACTTACCTCAAAATCATTGAGGCACACGGCGGCCCAATCACCGATCAAGCCTGGGTGTTGGCTGAGTAAAATTAGGTAGTTTTGCGGACTACTAATTTCCCGCCAGTGTGATAAGGTGGCCTCGCAATGCAGATACAAATTGATACATCAAAGGCCGTGCTTGTTTGGAGCGTGCAGGATTGCCCGCCCTTCTTTCGCCGGCAAATTTCACCCGACGATCTGGACTGGATCGTATTTGTGCCGGCTGGCGTTCAGGCGCCAGACTGGATTTCACTACTCGCCCCGTGCGAGGCTCGCACTACCATTCACGATCCCGCCTGGGGAACGCTGATCGGCTGCTACCACGCCTAAAACTTATGACTGATCGAGAATTGATCTCAACCCTGCTGGAAGCGTTAAAAGAGATAGCCACTCGAGGGCCAGTGGATGGCTATTATTCCGCCGATGCTTTGCGGCTTCGACTGATAGCAACTCAAGCAATCGCCCGCGCTGCTATCGCCAAAGCCTCGGAGGCGGACCGCACACACCGGCTCATTGTCACACTGGGTGACGCCGACCTTACCCGCGAGGACCTGCGCACCCTACGCGCCGTCCTTCAACTGCTGGAAGCCACCCAGGCGCCACCCGCCAAGGACATTCCGCCCGCCGCCAGGGCGCGCCTCCATGCCAAGGTCAAAGCCATCCTCAAAGCCCCCCAGGCAAACCCCGGGCCTATAACCAGCAACACCCCGGGTTGCCCTCACCCTCACCCATGAACGACCTTTGACTCCATGAAACTACTGCTTATCCTCGCCCTCTGGCCTCTGGCCATACTCACCCTGCTCGCCGGCGCAGGCGCCTTCATCACCTTTGGCTTATTCGCCATCATCTGCCTATTCTGCCCATCTGGGGTGCCTCACTTCATTAACCTCACCTTGGCCTATGCTTACGCCTGCCTTTTCCTCCTTCTAATCGCCTGGAATGGCGCCCGGGCTTGTGACTGGCTCTGCTCCAAAGCCTACCCCATCACCCTATGACTACCCGCGCTGCCCTCACCCTCACCCCGCTCGAACTCGTAGCCCTAGCCGCCGCCCTCGCCGCTTGGCTCCTCGCCGCCCTCTCATGACAGCCGGCGTACGCTTGACCTAACACCCCACCACTCCTCCTCAACCCCAAGCCCCAGGCGCCGCCCATGCCCCCGGGGCTCTTCCTTTGCCTCCACTCCCCTCCAGCCTCACCCAGGGCTTGCGCAGCCCCAACACGCCCCTATCCTGCCAGCAATGCCAAGCCCGGTTTTCACCAAAGAGAACGCGGTCGAGATGGCCCAACGCGCCAATGCCGCGAAGGCCGCCTCTCGCCTCCTCCACGCGGAACGCCTCCGCATGGCCTCCAATGGCGAGGACTTCCAACAGGAAACACTAGCCCGCACCCGCGAAATACTCACCGATACCCTACAACGCCTCGCCTCCGCCAAGGAACCCAAGGACCGCGAGCTCTTAGCCCGGGCCTGCTCGCACCTCGCCGAAATGGAGCGCAAGCTAGCAGGGCGCCCGCTACCTGGCACTGTCAACCGATCCCGCGCCCCTGACCCGGCGCCAAGGTCCACGCTACCCACGCCACGCTGATCGACAGTGACGCTGCTGCGTACATCACGCGCTGCTCACTACAATGCATCAGCCTCAGTCCATTGCTCACCCAATCGGGGTGGGCTGCGAACACACCCAATCGTAGGAAAACAAGGCATCTCTTTCGCGCCCGACCGTCCCCACACCCCACACCCGCCACCCCGCCTTTGACGGCCTCGCGCCCGCCAGTGACTCCCAGTTCGACGCTGTGTATAAAAGGGTGAGGGGAAGTGTGGATGAGGCTGAGTGGCAGCCACATGGACGCTGGGTGAGGATCGTGTGTTAGGAGCTCGGGGAAGAGCGCAGAGGAATATCTGGAGAGGGTGGCGGAGTCCACCTGAGGTTGGGTTCCACGTGGAACAGTTGACGTGGGTGGTTTTTCGCAGTATTGAGAAAGTATGGTGAGGGAGGGTGGTGGGGGTGCTGGGAAGCACTCTCACCCCCAATTTATGACCGCTTCTGAGCCGGGAACTCGCGGAGCGGAGAGTCAAACATCCGCCTTAGATCTGTATCTGTATCTGTATGTCTTTACTTCGTTTACTTTTGTTTACGAAAAGATTGACAGGTTTTTGGGGATGTGGTTGAATTTGAGGGTGTTGCAGAAACCGATAGAAATAATCAGTTTAGGTGCTGGTGTGCAGTCGAGCGCGATGGCCTTGATGGCTGCTGCTGGTGAGATAACGCCGATGCCGGTTGCGGCGATATTCGCGGACACGCAGGCCGAGCCCAAGAGTGTTTACGTGTGGTTGGACTGGTTGGAGAAGCAACTGCCGTTTCCGGTGCATCGCGTCACGCGTGGCAGTCTGGAGGATGAATCTACTACGGTCTTTTCTTCCGGGGGAAAGACTTGGACGCGGCTGGCACCACCGGCTTTTATGTTTGAAAACGGTAAGTGCTCAGGGCCACTCATGCGCCAATGCACCAGGGACAGCAAGCTAAGGCCGTTAATCAAGGAAACCAATCGGCTACGGAATAAGCAGCCGGCTATTAACTGGATTGGTATAAGCGCGGATGAATCATTGAGAATGAAAGAGAGCCGGACTGCTGGCATTACTCATAGATGGCCGCTCGTAGAAATAGGGATGACGCGCACGGGTTGCAAAAAATGGATGCTGGCGCACTCCTTTCCGGTTCCGATGCGTTCGGCTTGCGTTTTTTGTCCCTACCATAGCGATTCAGAGTGGAGGTTCTTAAAAGTGGAAATGCCAGATCAATTTGTGAGGGCGGTTGCCTACGAAATTAAGCTGCAAAAAGCTATCTGCGCGGCTACTGGATTTAGAGGCAAACCATTCCTGCACCGATCTGGAAAGCCACTCTCCGAAGTTGATTTCTCCACCGAAGAAGAACGCGGCCAGCTCAACATGTTCAACAACGAATGCGAGGGGATGTGCGGGGTATGATTACCTACACCAAGCTGTTTCACAGCATATTGGATTCAACGATTTGGCAGGCGAGTAAAGAGGAGCGGTTGGTGTGGATAACGATGTTGGCGATGGTGGATTGTGATGGGGTGGTGAGGGCGAGTGTGCCGGGGTTGGCGGACAGGGCGAAGGTGACGTTGAAGGAGTGTGAAGGGGCGCTGGCGCAGTTTCAGAAGCCGGACAAGTGGAGTCGGACCAAGGACCACGATGGGCGGCGGATTAAGGAGGTGGACGGCGGTTGGTTATTACTGAATCACGAGAAGTATCGGCGGCTGATGAGTGCGGAGGACCGGCGCGAGTATCAGCGGAAGTATCACCAAGAGTATCGGAAGCGGAAGAAGGAGGCGGGCGAGGATGGGGTTAAGGGCGGGGCGCGGCAGGCGATTAAGGAAGGGTTGGCGGGTAGCAATGGAGAGGGGACTGGGGTGGACCTGCAAGAGGGCTAATTGGCCTTATTGGCTGGGTTGGGTGGGGTTGAGAAGGCGTGGAAGGCGGCCCAGGCGGCGCGCTCCTCTTCTGTGGCGCGGCGGGTGCGCTCGAGGAGGCCAGCGCAGGATTCCCAGCATTCCAGGGCGGATTCGGCGCACTCAGCCATTGTCAGTTCCTTGAAGGAAATACGGATTTGGACGGCCAGGGTGGCCAGGACGTCAGGGGATGGTAGTTCGAGGCTCATGGGGTGGGGCTGCTCATGGGGCGGGCGGCGGCCGACATGCGGGCGTTGAGCTCTTGGATAGTGGTCCAGATGGCCTCGGCCTGGGTGTGGGATGACAGGTCCGAAAAGCGCAGTTTAGAGGATATTCGCCACTGGATGTTGGGGTCCACAGAGGAAATGGAGATCTCAATGATGCGCGGGATATGGGCTGTGGCGTGGGACGGATAGGGGCTCGTCACCTTGGCCTCAACCGTGCCGGGGACTGGTAAGAAGCCTACGCCTTCCCATTTTTCGGGCGGTGGATCGGTTTGGCGCTCGCGCTCGAGCAGGGCGAGGGCTGTTTCCAATTCCCATCGCTGGTGCGCGACGGTGCCGGGTTGGTAGGGGTTTTTGGGGGTGGCCACGGGCGGCGGCGCCTGCTTGCAGTAATCTGGGATGTCTTGGCCTTGCAGGCCGGCTTTCATGGCATCCCCCGGCTTGTAGTACTTGGGGACGTGGGCGCCCATCGGGCCGTAGATGGTGGCGGGGTCGCGCTCGGATAGGCATTCGGGGCTGTTTTCTGGATTTTCGGGGATGAAACTCATTTTTGGTGAGAGCAGGAAGGGCATGATTGGGTTTTGGGTGGATCGAGCTCGTCGGCTCTGGCCAGGATATAGGTGCGGTGGGACAGGCCAGAGAGATTGGCGGCATAGCGCAGCGCGTCAGCCTGGATCTGGCGAACCGTGACAGTCCATGACTGCCTATTGTCATTAAGCACAGCAATCCAAGCTTCAGCGGTTTTCATAAGATTAGAGCTGTGGTGAAGCCACGTCGAGCCAACAGGCGTGGAGTTTCCTGGCCGCCTTCACCACAAAAAGGGCCCCAGGCGAGGAACCAAAGGAGCGAAAGACCCCGCCCGGGGAAGGCCGCGGAATATGAAAAGCGCGGCCCCAAAAGTGCGGGAAACTGAGAGCGTGTGCGCGGGGCGACTCTCCCGCCCCTCAGTCCCCGCAAAAGAACTCGCCCCAAACCGGTTCCCTGCCCAAAACCCTTTCGGGGCGGCAGCAGGGATAACGAGAGAGGGGCGCCCGCGGGAAAAGCAAAAACCTCTTTGCTGGACGGCTCGTGCGGGAGTGGAGCTCTATCGGACGATGCGATTTCGATCATGTTTTTGGTGGTGTGAATGGCAAAGCCACCGCACATCGAATGGTTTATCGTAATCCTCGTGGTGTGCCTCAGTTGGAACATGGCCACACACCTCACAGGGTTTTCTGATGAGCGCTCCGCGCCTGACGGCTCGTTCTACTAAGTGCCCCGCTCTACGCTGGCGATACCAAAGCGGGGTGTCTTTGTTCCGATTTAGCCATTGCTTGCGCCAGTCTGGATTTCGGAATCGGCTATTGGCGCACCGAAGACAACAGTATTTTCCTCCCCCACGCAATAAGTAGCGGATTGCGATAGTAAAATAAGATCCGCATCGCTGGCAGATTACTTGCGTCGTCAGTCCATCGGATTTGGGGAGCACTTTAGAAAAAAAAGGAATGCCCCCGTCACTGGCAGTTCGGGGGGCGGGAGACTTTTCGCGGTCAACTTCCGGCTGTGAGGCCGAAATCGTATTGCTGCCGCGATAGGACTGCCAGTCCGTAGTCATAACAAATGGTTAAACCATAGTGGAGTGGTTTGTCAACACGGTCCCTTTATGGCGTGGGTGTAGGAGTTGGGGCTGGCGCCGGGGGATTAACCGCCCCGTCCAGCCGGTCAGACTGGGCGTTGATCAGGTCAGCCGCGGTTTGCACCTGGGCATCTGTTGGGTGCGGGGTGTTGATGACGGTCACAGCGGCGTCAACTGAGGCCGTGAGGCGGGTGGTTGAAGCCGTTAAATTTTCAAGGGCGGAAGCCATATAGTTCAGATTTAAGTTTAACTTTCGAACCTCGCAGAGGAACTCATGCACCAGGGCTCGCTCGTCGTGATCCATTTCAATTGGACCCTTCTACGCCTGCGGCGGGTTGGGGTGCAAGAACTTTCTCAAAGTTTTTTTGGACGAGCTGGCGCTTGAGTTGGTTGTTTTCCTTCTGCAACCGCCTGCACGTCCGCCACAAAGCGGCGTTCTGCCGCCTTAAAATGAGTTCTTTCCTCATCGGTCCATCCTGGGTAGGTGTCGAAAAAGTCATCAGGCAGGTCCAGCATAAAAGAGGGTTGTCCATTTTCCCCGCCTCGATTGAGGTAGAAAAAATGGACATGGTGGGTTAGATCGCTTCGATACGGTTAACCTCTACGCCTTCGGCCTTCACGCTCTTGATCTTCACGTGCACTTTGCCGCGCTTCAAGATTATCTCCTGATCGCTGAACTGGTATTTGGTTACGCCGTGCTCCTCCATGATCTCGGCCATTTGCGCCTCAACCTTGGTGAGTTTGCCGGCGAGGTCGGCTTTATCATCTCGAATTTCGATGAACTTATCGCCCAGGCGATCGAGCTCTTTGATTTTAACCGGGGACACTCCCGGGCCTTCAACGCCTGGGAGATCTTGTGCTTTGGGTCGTGCCATATTTTTGTTTTGTTTGGTTTAGTTTTTGTTTGGAGAGAAATTAAGTGGAAAGCGTTCCTGGGATTGCCCACAGTGCGGTTTGCATCGGGTAGCCAGCTTCTATCCGGTCGGAAATTGTCTTGCGGTCAATGCCGGTAATCTTGGACCACTGGGCGAGTGTTTGAATTTTCCCACCGAACGCGATTCTCCTATTGTTGGACCTGTTATTTGCCTGGGCTTCCACCGTGTCCCATTTGCAGTTTGATGGCTCGTAATCCTTGTTCCCGTCAATTCGTTCCAGGGTCATGTCAGGTGGGCAGCAACCCATATCGGCTGAAAAATTTTCAAATGAGTTAAGCCAACGATCGCAGACCTTGACCCCTTTCGCGCCATAGTACTTCCATGAGTCCAATTTGGGGTTGGTACATCGCTGAATCATACCTGACCACACTCGATACTCCTTGGTTCCCCTCATTCCGTGAGTAGTGAAGAGTGCTGCTGATTGCTCTTTACGCAAACACCCGCAAGAGGCACTAGCTCCTCTTCGCAGAGAACTTGGGCAAATTGTTTTCTGGTTTCCGCAGTCGCACTGGCACACCCAAGCGGATTTTCCAAGGTGGGTGAAAGTTCGTCCTATCACAACCAATCTTCCAAACCGCTTCCCGAGAGGTGTTTCTAAAAGTTTACTCATCGAAGCCAAGGGTGGAGGTATTTCAGTCCAACAATTTCGAAAGCATCAGCCTCGCTTTTAATCGGGATGATTTCGCCGTCTGCTTTTTCAAATCCACGTCCATAAGGTAGCCACTTCAGTCCGCGCCGTTTTGCCTCAGAAGCGATTTTAATGTTGCTTGTGGATGGACCAGTACGGCAGGTTAAATACGAATACCAGCAATCGAGGGTGGTGGAAAACAGATCAACTGGGACCCTGGTTGCGACATGGAGCATGAGTTTGTTTTTCTCTCCGAACACGAAAGAGCCCAGTGCGTTTTTTCTCTTTTCGAGAATCCCATCCTTGATCAAGGCTTCGATGATTAGGTCCACTTGATTCACCTGTTTAGTGTCAAAGAGCCCGTCCTTTTCTGTTTTGAACGTAGGCACGTAGCAAATTTCCGCGTCGGTACATTTGAGCTTCCTGCGCCTTAACGAGCCAGCAACGATGATGCGCTCACATGCGGGAGTGATTGCGTCCACCACTTCCTTTGCTGCGAGGATGACAACGCGCCGATCGTACTTCTTCTTGGTGGGGGTGTTCATAGAACCTTCAGGTCCGCGGTTTTGTAACGTCTGTAAAAACGGGGCCTGCGGCCGTACTTCTTGACCACCACGGCGTAGCGGCCGCATTCGGAAATCGTTTCCACGATGCCAGTTGAAACAAATTTCGTGTCGCCTTCTGTTCGCACTAACGAGCCAACTACCAACGGTCTTGGCAGTTGAGTTCTCCTGCCGGCTGCACGTGACTGCGGATTCGGTAAGGAATCACCAGCAGGAGAGGTCAAATGTCGAGCCGCAGTCACGCGGCTAGTCCACCACGTCACCGGAAAATAGTCAAGCCCCTTACTGAGATTTTTTAATTACAATCCGTTTGAATGAGTGGCCCTGTTGGCGCAGGCGATCCGATATCTTTTTATTGCGGTGCCGAGTGGCGGAAAAACGATCGCAGGACTCTTTTAATCCTTTCCGTGAATTCAAATAACTAATGTAAGCCTTAACCATCGAGCGTAAGTGCTCCGAGATCTTACGGTTTTTACCATTGCGGATTAGCTTTCTCATTGGGATTTTTCGATCAGCTCGCCGATCTGGGAAGCGCCCGGGACGCCCGCGACTTGCGCGGCTCCCGCCACGGCGCGGATCGCGCCCTTGTCAGACGCCTTGGCCTTCTTGGCCGTCAAAGCCTCTATCCCTGATCGCGGGATCTGCAGCAGTGAATCGATCACGGGCACGCCGGTTTCGCCGTACATCGCGGCCGCGGTGAGTTGGCCCATGACAGGGAAACGGCGCACAGCCTCGATCAGCATTTTGTTTTCGATCGGCTGTTTCTTTTTCTTGGGCTTATAGCCGGTAACACCCGCAATGGCCTCTTTGGATACTTCGCGGATCCCGGTTTCCAAGAGGACCATGGTCGCCAGGGCGGCACCGATGCGGGCGGCCTTAACGGGGTTTACCTCACGGATGCCGGCGCGGGCAAAGTCGTGGCGAATGTTGGACCATTGATCCAAGAAAATGTTTTGGAACTGGAACAGGGCGCGGCCGATCGAGACATTGTTCCCCACCATCGCGCCCCGAGACAGGATCATCGGCACATCTTTGGGCAGCGGCGAGGCGACAGCGCGGCGGGCCATGACCAGGGCGCGGGCCTGGGCTTCTTTGTCCACCGGCAATTCAGCGTATTGGCTGGGATCGATCCCTTTTTCCTTCAAAGCCCGGAAGTACATCCCCAGCACGGTTGCCTGGGAGTTCTTCTGATCGATCATGCGGGCGAAATAAAAGCCCGCTTTAACGTACGACTTAGGCACGATCTGTTTGCCAAAGACACTCGCGCCTTCCTTCATGGCTTCATCCAGGGCGGGCTCCCCGCCGCCGCGGGCGAAAGTCTCAGCAAAATTCTCCTGTAGGAACTTCTGGCCACGTTCGGTGAACGCTTCTTTCACGCCGGCACCGTAGTTAAGAACTCCAGTGCGCTCCATCGCCAAGGGGATATTGGACAAGTGAAAAAACTGCGAGGCGAGGCGGAACCCAATCACCCCAACACTGGTGTTCTTCCGTAGGGTGTCGAGCAGATCCCAGCGCCGGAACCCGCCGATCTTGCCCTGGCGGGCAACGGTATCCAACCAGTTCAACACCATGCTCTGGCCGATTTGGCCGTACTTCTCGGCGAACAACTCGCTCTTGGCCATCTCGCCGATCATCTTTATATCCCGCTGGGTGCTCAGCAAGTACGCCACGTCATTGATATGATTATTGAACACGTCAAAGGCATTGATCTTGATGCCTGTTTTGGCTCCTGGCTGACGCTCAATGGTGAATCCGCGTTCTGTCTTTGTGGTCCTGGGTGTGTAATCGCCATATAGATCTTTGAACCCGCCCAGGTCGTCAAAGCTGGTTTCCTCGCCGAACTTAGGCTCGGAGGGTGTTTTAGGCTCAATTTCCACTGTTTTGGGGTCCCGCGGCATCGGGAAGTAGTTCTCCACAGGATCAACTGGTATGTTATATAGGTCGTGCATGACCTTTTGCACAAGTGGAAGGAGTTCGTCGAGGGCTGAACGCATGTAATTGTAAGCGGCCCGCTCAGGCGCGGTGAGGCTTGTCTCGATTCTGGACAGTTCGGCGGGAGTTGCGCCCATGGCCAAGAGTCGTTCTCGGCCTCCCTCCTGCTGCAGGTCAGCGTAAATGCCTACCCTTTTCTCGTTCTGCTCGTTGAGATTGTGTTTCTTTATTAGGTCAACCAGTGGTTGGGCGATCCTGTCTCGCATGACGATGGCCGCATTAAACCCAAGGTCAATCGGGTTACGGACGTGTTTGAACAGCCAGCCTTTGTAATTGGCCTTGGCATCCCCTAGCAGATCAAAGAGCGCGTCAATGGGAAGCAGCGCCTTATCAAACAAGGCCGCGCCGTCCATGCGCCGGTTGAGGAAGTTTCGGATCTTCTGCGTGGGGCTCTCGCCCTCCACTAAGCCCCGCGTGAATTCCGGCCGCTTGTCAATCGGGTTGGTCGGCTCTGCGCTCAGCTCGCGGGTTTTGATCTCCTTCTCATTCTCCCAGCGTAGTTGGCGGGTCGCCACGGTGCGCCGGCCCATCTCATCGAGGAGCGCAATCCGGTCGCGCATGGCCTCGAGGACGTGCAATGGTAAGTCCCGGATCGGAGTTTTGTTGAGGATTTCCAGACTTTCGAGGATAGCCTTGGGCATCGCCACGTCCCGGCCTAAAGCTTCCTGGCTCGTGATGTAGTCGCGGATCTTCTGCAGCTTGACAAGGGTGCCCTCAGTCGGGTTGGTAAAATTGAAGTTCTTCACCAAGTCGCCGATCTTGGATTTGAAAGCAATATCCACCGTGGGCGAGGCCAGGGCCTTTGCCACGTTATCCTTGATGGCGTTCACGGCCGCCGTGCGTTGCACGTTGACCCCGTGTTCCTCGATGCGGGCAGCCACTTCGGCGGCGCGGCGGTACATGGCCTCCGGATCCCCCTGCAGGAGCGGGGTGCGTTTGGTGGCGTTATTGATCGCCGTGATGAAGATCCCGCGTTGGGACGGTGGCAGTTCCTTTTTGATCAGGTCCGTCAAGCTCTCGCGGATGCGGTTGGCGTCAGCCTCGAGGAAGTCATCGGCGAGCTTTACCTCAGCGCGGCTGATATGGGGTTTGTCGGTGAAATGGTCGCGCAGAGCCCGCACGGTTTTAAGGCCGCTCTGCAGGGTGTCAACGATCTTGCCGATCGTGTCGAGCTTGGCGTGGGGGGCGCCGGTCGCTTCGCCAATGATTTGCTGGATCGGAGTCGCCTTGGCCTTCTCGATCTCGTAATGGCGATCGAGGACGAGCTTGGCCTCGTCGAACAGGCGATCAAGGTGAGGGGAGATACGCTTGCCAAACACGGCGATCATCTCGGCGGCGAAGCGGGCTTTGTCCAGGCCGAACTTGGCGAGCTTGGCCGCGCCATAGATGGCGTAATCGGCGATATTCGGTAGCTCATGTAATGGCCCGGAGCCAAACGTGGTGCTATCCCCGCGCTTCTTGATGCGCTGCAAAGCGGCCTCGGCGGCTGAGTCCAGCTTCTCTGATACCCTATCCGCGACGGGGGGAGTTGTGGGCTCGGCTGGTTTGGTTTCGGCCTTCTCGAGTGCGTCAATCTTATCCTGAATTTTCGCCATCCTCGTAGAGATCTTACGGGTGATTTCCGCAACTATGGGAGGCGGGACCATAGTCCCCATTTTAGCTACGTTTTTGTCGAGAGCCTTTTGCTCCTTGGCAAGTTGCCTCTTTAGGTCAGCAATTTGTGATGCAGTTTCTACCGTCTTGGCCGTTTTGCGAACCTCGTTGGTTTTGAGCCAATTCGATTTCCACTTTGCCAACTCTGGCCGGTTCGGATCGCTGTCAATCGTGCGCTGAATGTTCAGGCGTTCGGCGGGGCTGAAGCCGTCAAGTTTGGCAACGAACTGGGCACTTGTCTCTGCGGCAGGGGTGGGTGTTGCAGCCGCGGCCGGTTTCGTTTCAGAAACGGGCGCTTTCGTTTCAACTTTGGCCTTAACTGGCTCTTTTGGTGGCATCCCCTTGGCCGCGTTACCCTTCTCTGGGCTTGGGTCGAGATTCTTCAATGCCTCGCCTTGTTTCAAAAGCTCTGCCATACGAGCAAACCTTTGCTCCATCGGCAAAGTTTTGTCTTTAGCCAACGCCGCCATTTGGTTTTGATTATCGTTCCACTGCTCAAAAAGGCTCTTGGCTGGGGTCGGAGTCGGCTTTTGAAGCTCGTTCAGCCGCTCAGATTGCAGATCGTCCTTTTCCCCAAGCATGTCCGCAGCCTCACGGCGGGTCTTGAACTCACCCTTGTACATAAACCCGTGCTCAGGCTGCTCCACTTTCAATTCCAGCCCCTCGGTTCCGGGCAACGATTTGTAAATATCGTCATGCACATTGCCCTTCTGGCCCTCGATGATCCGGCCGTCCTTGGTCCGCAAGGCGGGCTTCAGGTCGTGGGGCGAAGCGGTTCCCGCTGCTGGTGCTGGTGGCGTGGGCTCGGTCGGCGGCGCCGCGCCTTCCTCGGTGGGTGGTTCCTCTCTCGGCTTGACCTTCCCGCCGCCCTCAGGTTTGCCGGCATCTACCCAAGCCTTGTAAGCCTTGCGCTGCTCGGGCGTCATAAACCGGCGATCTGACTCGTCCAGCGCCGCCCACCCTTTCTCCTGCACCGTTTTTACGATCTCCGCATTGATCGTCTGGGCTTGTCGAGCCTGGATCTCGCCTAACTGCTGTTTAAACCAAGCCTCATCGGCATCAGTGGCGGGTTTTATTTCCGTTTGAACCGGCGCTTGTTCTTCCGCGCCGCCGACAGGCCTGCCGCCACCGCGATCCGGTTCGCCCTCTGCCGGCCGAACTTCCTCAGGTTGCGCCGGTACATCGGCCCCTTGTGTAGCTCGCTGATGTTGCTGCTCGCGTTGCTTCCTAGTGGCATCTGTTTCCTTTCGCATTTCGGGGAACGCGTCATTGCGTAACGCCCGGGCATCCTCACGGTTGCCTTTCAAATCTGGATACTTCGCCAGGATCTGGTTGATCTCCCTGAGCCCCTGATCGCGGATCTCGCCCACTCGTGGATCGGACGGGCCTTCAGGCACTTCCAGTCGTGGCAGACGGTCCCCTTGCGCCTCGGCTAATCCCTTCGGACCGAAGCCAGCCGTGGCTTCGCGGGTCATCTGCTCTGCCCTGGCGGCCGACTCCTCTGGGCTCGTTAATTGTAGCCCTGGCGGGGCCTCGCCTCTGGGCACTGGTGCGCCTCGGGGAATTTGCAGCAAGTTGCCTGGGGCGGGCGGGCCTTCCAAGGGCCGATTGCCAAACCGGTTCAAAAAAGGCATTGGCAGATCCGCGGCTGGCCCTACGCCATGGAAGCCCGCGGCAGTAGCAAACGCGCCGCTCGAGGTAATATCCGTGACCAGCTTCGCGATCTTCTTGGGGTCCCGCTGTGCCGCTGGTTTTCCAAACTCCGTGCCGAGCTCTCTGGCGGCGTCCTTCAGGCCGGCGCCCATCTGGCCGGCGAATGCCAGGGAGATCAACCGTTGGATCGGCCGAGATAATGCACCCATACCCAAGGTAGCAATACCCACTGGAGAGAGCATGAAATCAGCCGTGCCTGTTGCGCTTTCGCCCACACCTTCACCAACTGCCCGTAAGGTGGAAGGCTGTTGTATATCGGGCGCTTGGAATGCGCCCCGCTGTGTGGGTAGTTCAAGTGGCCCTGGCGCTTGGGCTGCCTGGTCAGCAAGGTCAAAGGCAGGCGGGCGAATATTGGCTCCGAAAGGTCCCGTAGGCGCGGATGGCGCTTCCTCAGGGATCAGACTCAAAGGCCCTTGGGTGAGTGCTGCTTTAATCCCGGCAATGTCCTCCTCAGGCAACGCCGGCATTCCCGGTCCAGTCGGGCCCACCGTGCCTCCTCCAGTCATCGCCGCTGCACGTTGGGCCTGTTGCTGGAGGAGATCTGCCCTAATTTGCCGTCCTTGGCTTTGTCCCATCTGTGAACCAGCAATAACGGCTGGATTTGTCAGAAGGCCCATGAGGCGGGCGGGCTCAGCGATCGACTCCTGCACGCCAAAGGCCAGGGCTTTAGGGTCTGGGACGGCTTCGTAGTCGTCCCATTTGGTCCCTTTGCCCTCGTCCACTACTTCGAAGTCGCTGGCGTTAATTGGCATTTATTGTTCCTCGGGAACTGGTTCACCATCCTTGACGCGGTACAATTTTCCGTCCTTCTTGCTTCGGATCAATGCGCCTTCTTTGAATGGGGTGGCCGCTGCATCTGGAGTGGCCGCCGCTGGAGTGGGCGAGGCCGGCAGACCAAGGTTGCGCTGGCGCGGGGTGTAGGAGGCAATCTTCCGGCGCAGATTCAAGGCTTGAGATTTTAGATCGGTGATCTCCTGCTCACCCGGGTTGACCCATCCTTCGGTGGGACTCCACAAGCTATGCAGTGCCGTGCGGACCATGCCGCTTGGCTCAGTCGCGGCGATCTTCTTTTCCACGCCCTTTAGCTCAGCAACATCTGAGCCCATCAAGGCTTGGTCCATCGGCGAGAGCCGCGGCGCGGTCGCAATAGCCTCTTTCAATTTTTCGTTCTTGTCCCGACTGGTTTCCAGATTAGTGCGGTAGGTATTCAGATCATCGAGCCGCTGTTGGCGCATGTCCATCATAGCCGCCCCAGAGCTTTGCCGCTCGGCCATGGAAGCCGCTCGTGATTGAGCTAACTCCTGATCGCGCTGGGCTTGCTGCTTCAAAGCCTGCTCGCGGTAGCCCATCATTAGATCCTGCTGCTCTTGTTTCGCCTGCAGTGTCGCATGGGCCAGGGTGAGCTTGGCCTGGGCCTGCTCGGCCGCCCGCTCCTCCTGGGATTGCAACTGGGCATAGGCCAGCGAAAGCCGGTCCCGCGACTCACCCGCCGCTATATCTTGTCCCCGGAGCGTCGTGCCGAGCTGCGCCCCTGACTGTATAGCAGTTTGATAAGTTTGGGGAGTGATGTCATTCCAGGGGCCAAGACCGGTCATAGTGAATTTCCTTTCAAAAAGGTTGAAAAAATCAAGCGGATGTGGAGAATTAAAGAATGAACAACCCCACAACAACAGACCGATTTTGGAGTAAGGTCGTGATTCGAGGCGCGGATGACTGTTGGCTTTTCACGGGCAGGCGCACCATTGGCGGCTACGGTCGGTTTGATGTAACCCACAGCATCCACATGCTCGCGCACCGTTTTGCCTGGACCTCCAAAAATGGAGAAATTCCAAAAGGTTTTCAGGTTCAGCACAGATGCGATAAACCACCGTGCTGTAATCCCGCCCACTTGAAGCTTGGGAAGCAAAAGGATAACGCGGCAGACTGCCTTGAAAGAGGAAGGTGGCCAGACCTGAAGGGGGAGAACAACAATGCGGCGAAATTGAATCCGCAAGCCGTTCTCGAAATGCGCCAGTTGAAACAACAGGGGTTGAGTACCACGGCGATCTCTGAACGCTTTGGCGTCTGCGATCGGACGGCGGTTGACGCAATCAATGGAACTACGTGGGCTCATATTCAATAAGTGTTATACGCCAAATAACTCCGCAAACGCGTCATCGAACGTCTGTCCTGCAGGTTTGTCGGGGTTCGCACCCATATAAACGTAGCCAGACTGCCCAGGCCCAGGCTGGGTCTGTTCCGTTGCCGCTTCACTGGCTCCGTAACCCTGGCCGGCTAAGTCATTTCCACCGGTCGGGGCGAAGAAGGATCCGAAACCGCCGAATGGGTCAAAGTTGCTGGTCCCTGTGACAGGATTTGAGCCTGTGTTGATTGGTACTCCTCCCGCTCCAACGTCACCGGCGAGACTCGTAATTCCAGTCGCCCCCCCTGCCCCAGGAGTTGCCCCTCCATAGTAAGTCGTGCCGCCATAATTAATCCCCCTTGTATCAGGGGCTGTGCCTCCTGCAGGGCTGCCGAAATTAAGCGGTGCTGGCGTGTAAGGCTGAGGCCCAAACGAAATCCCGCCAGCCGGCCCGCGCACCTTGGCCGCGTACTCGTCAAAAAGCTGTTTGGCATAACTGGCCGCCGCCTGCGGGCTGGGTGCCGCCGCATTGATAGAGTTGCGGTTGGCGATCTCCGTCTGCAAAGCTGGGTTCACAGTCTGAGTTCCGCTGATGGTCGGGATCAAGCTGCTATAATCCTGTACGGCCTGTTTCTGAAGCCCCTCAGAAAATCCAGCTATGTTTCCGAAAAGGTCATTGGTGGACAGACCGCTGTTCGGTCCCATGCCGCCAGCAACTCCACGCTGCGCCGCCGCCAACTGAAGGGCGTTCCGAGTGCCAGGAGAAATGATGCCCAATGAGTTCGACGTGAGGTTGGTGAGGAGATTTTTATTCACCCCTCCAAGCCCAGGCGCAACCTTGGACAGATCACCGAATGGGTCTGGGAGTCCCAGCGCCCCCGGTACAGCGCCGAATGGTGTCCCGGTTCCTTGCGTGGGGGTGGGATTGAGAATCGTAGGCATAAATTATCCTCTAAAAACACTGCTGGTTCCAAACGGACGGACCTAAAACGTTATTGCTGGCCGCGAACTCCTCGTCTGGGATCGCGTCGTTCAGCTCCAAATTCCCCTCTTTAACGGCGGCCGCTGTCCACTTCTGCATTTCGTCAAAGTTACCGCTCTCCTGAGACTTGATGGCCTGGATCATCAGCGAAAGCACGTCCGTATTGTCGATCGCCAGGACGTCTGTGGGGACCTGCGCTGGTATAAAACGAAGCTTCACCCGCAAAAGAACCCCGCGTTTGCTTGAGCAGCAGTTTGGCTGGATCGAGCCCGTGCCGCACGTAGGCCAACGGATATTGAGGAAGTAGCTGGAGTACTGCGGCAGAGTCTCGCTCGGCTCGTAGTGGGCGAGCTCCTCGAGGACGTCAGCCGCCGCATTGTAGGCGTAACAATCAACGGGGCACTGGGTCTGGTCCCGAATGATGTAATCAATGTGCCTCACGAACACGCTCGAACTCGCAAACGGAATGGCCAGGGTGAGAGTGATCCCTTGGTCCCATGTCCCGTCTGGGTTTTTGGTCATCAAGGTTTGCCCGTTGTTGTCCGTGCCAAAGATCTGCATCGTCTTGCCCAGGTCGGCTTGGCAGCGCGGATAGGCACGAACTAGCCGGCCATCGCCCATAATGTCCTGAAAGACTGGCCGCACACCGCGATCCTGCAGGTTCGGCCCGCAATCCGCTCCGCGCCAATTCTCCCAGGAATGGTTTGCCGAGCTGGACTTCATAAACCTCCACCAGCCATTTTCCACGTCCACGGCGCGATTGCACACGTTGATCCGGCGAATCTTGCCCACGTAACGCGGTGCGACAAAGCAGCCCTGGGTGACGCAGACAAAAATGTCCTCCACGGTCCCCATGAAATCCCCACGCCGCATGTACATCCCGGTCGCCTTGTTAACCAGGGATAGGAATTCGGGCGAGGTCGGACAGGAGGAGGCTACGGCCTGGATACGAAGATCGTCTTGAGCTGTTTGTAAAGTGATCATGGGTAGTAAAAGTGGAGATTGGGACCAGTGTAGCTCTGGGGAATTACGACGACGTTACCGGTAAGGATGATGCTGACATAGGTAGTCAGATCAACAGGGCTGTCGGCGGGGCCAAAGCTGAACAAAGATGGCGGGGGAATGATGCTTCCGTTTTGAGTCACTAAAAATATCGTTGCGGGACAAGTCACGCTTAATGTTCGAGCGGTATTGTTTACCGTGGTTCGGCAGATGCAACCAAGGCCCTGCTGTAAACTCGCTAGTCCGTTGATCAGATCTGCCTGGGCCTTTGCGTCCTGCTGCCCTTGGATCCCGCCGATCTGGCAGTATTTTCCGGCTGGAATAACTAAATGACTGCTGATGCCCGGGAAACCTGGGCATTCTGCGGTTCCGGCCGCTTCCACGTTGCACACTCCGCAAAGCAGTTGGCTATTAGCATCCTTGGTCGCTTGGTCTAGTGCGACTGCGTTGACCCGCGCCTGCGCCTCGGCGATCTGGTCCGGGGTAGCGTTAAAAAGTGTTTCAGTTATCGTTCCTGCTGCCTGCGTTGCCGTTTTGGGTGTTCCCGCATTATCCGGAGTGCAATGCGCCGTAAAACTCTGAGGCGTGTTTCCAACGTCTGTTCGCTTTTTCCCAGTTGGAATGAGCGTGGGCGGGGGAATGCCGGGAGCGGGGCTTTTCTTTAGCCGACATTGGGCCTCCTGAAACGCCCACTGCGCAAAGAGCCCATTTACGATCTGCTGGGTGGCAAAGACACTGATCCCGAATGGGATTGGGGCCGACACCATACCCTGGCAACCGTAGATACTGAACCGGTCGCCCGTCTGAGTAACCGGAGGAATGTCAATCGGCGGGATCGTGATGACGATTGGGTAAAATCCCGGGAAACATAAGTATCCCGGGGGGCAGTCCAGCAAGAAGCTGTAGGATTGTTGGGCGAAAAATCCTACGCTCGGAGAAAGATCCGCTGTGATGCCGCCAAATTCATGGCAGTCGATCACGGCCCCGCAGGAATAACATGGCGCACTCATGGTGAAGGGGGGCAGACCGGAACACATTTAAGCGGCGCAAACTTGGGTTGCGGCGCCGTGACAACAAGGAGCCGAATATCCCGCACGCGGCAATGACCGGTAACGATCATCTTAATTTGAAACTGGTAGCCTTCGACTAATGGCCGATTGGTGGACGGATCACACACGTTGACCGGGGGTCGGCCAAACCCCATCCGCGGCCGAAACTGCGGTTGCTGGTTGTTGCCAATGACGGCGCATTCAGACCATTCAGACCAGGGGATCCAGCAGGGATACTGGTCGGGCCTCCAAAACACTTGGAAGAAAACTTGGCCTACCAGCAGATCAACGGCGCATTCCCCGTCCATCAGGCGCAAGTACGGCGCCGTGCGCGGGTCTTGGCCTTTGAAAAACACTGGCGTTTCGAACTCAAGGGCGATCGGCAAGCTGCCGTTGTCGTAAATCTGATCCGGCGTGACAACCACATTTTCGCTCAGCACGTCTGGCGGCGTGGGCAAGATCTCGCGCAGTGTGATCCGATTAGTGGGCTGCCGGAATTCGAGATTGAAAGCAAAGGCCCGCTGGACTTTGTTGAAGTAGCCTACTACCAGTTGCAGGGTGTTTAACCCCTTCCATGCCCCGTCATACACGCTGGGGGCCTTCCCGCCCAGGGTGCTAATCGGGTCGAAATTCAACGCCACCAGTCCCGAATGGAAAACCCCCTGCGGATCAGAGCTGGGCGAGGCTGTCAGCAGAAACCGATTTTCGAAAACGACCGCGCTGCCGAATGGAAGCAGCTCGAGTTGATCCAGGGGTAGGATCCGGTTCATCTCCCGGCTCTGTGGCACGTTGCCCCAGGTATCAAACTCGCGCCGGCCCAGAATCAGCGAGCGGATCCCGTCAATGGATCGCATGAGCGTATCTCCATTGGCCGGGATGGTGGAATTCTGGCCCTGGCCGCCGTTGGAAAGCAGGCTCTCGGTGAGGATCGGGTTCTGCATGGATTGCCACGTCAGCCGGTCCACAGTGGCGTTGACCGAGAAAACGATCGAACTCGTCACTACGGCGAGTTGGCCTTGGCCCAGGGAGGCGTCGAGGGTCGCGGTTGGCACAATGGCCTGGATATGATCCACTGTCCCGGGGACTCGGAAATTTCCGCCACCGGCAAGGTACGTGTTCTCGGAGATCTTGAGTATGGCATCCTCGAAATTCTCAGCCAGGGTCCCGCTAGGCCCGCCAACGATGTCACCCGCCAGGAATTGGATCCCGTCCGTAAGGCTTAGCCAGATGCGGCCGCGCCAGTAGGCGCCCATTCGGCCGGGAGGTAATTCGCTGATCGCGGTGCTCCAAGTCACGGTCCCGGGCGCAACAACTGTCCCCCCGACCGGCAAGCCGTTGATGTTGATCACCGTTATAACGGGATCCGCCCCTACGTTTGTCACTTGGAACTGGCCCACGCCCCACACATTAATGATCTGGCCAACGGTGAGGCCCGTGACGGCTGAGAACGTGATATTGACTGTGGTGGTTCCGTCAATGACCGGAATAACGAAGTTGTTGGGTGGGACAAAGGTCGCGTTGAACGCTACCCGATTCTGCACCAAGGAGCGGCGTGCCACCTTGGAGGACAGATCCAGAAAAATAGGGGTGCTCGCCCCGTCATTGAGGATTACCCACTTCTCAGCCTGGAACAGCCACGCCTGGGGATTGGTGGGTGGGTTTGGGTTGCCTGGAACGGAAACGTCTGTGCACGTTGCCACGTTCCCCACGATTTCAACGTAATAGAGCCGACCGGCGATCTGGCATACCAAGCCCTCGGGAGCGTTGGACGGCTGAGCCCAACATGCGCCCTGCCACAGGCCTTGCTCGAACGCGCTTTGCTGGCCGGGTGTGGCGAAGGTGATCCCGCGGTCATGGAAGGGCGGCCGATGGGTTATGAACGTGCCTCGGACAGTGCCATTTAGAGCAAAGGCAAGTTGGCTTTTGGGTAGGAGCTCGGGCGCAATCCCCGAATTCATTCCTTGCTGGAATGTGGTAGTAGCGTCGAGCTGTTCAACCCCAGGCTCGTAATTTGAGGTCTTGGCCATTAGATCAGCAGCTCTCCATAAAAGCGTGGTTGGTCTGATTTCACGGCAACCAAGTGGGCTGACACGTAAGGCAGATCATCCCACATGCGAACATCGCGCAATTTGATTTGCTGGAAGCGGCACACAGCATCCGGCACAAATTTCCTAAAGGCGCCCTCCGTGTAATACCGGAAGCTGCGCCGGTTCCAAAAGCTGATGTGCCCTGGATCACAGAACGCGCCTTCACCGTTTGAACTGGGAACTAAAATATCGAACATGCCGCCGTGCGCCAGGACTCGGTATGCCTCGTTCATCGTGTGGACGTGGCTACGCAGGTGCTCGATGGCGTCATGTGCCCGGATCAGACCCACGCTGTTATCCTCAAAGGGCCAGCGTTCATCTAGGTTAGCGGTTACTTCGGCGTTGGCTCGGTCCACCGACACATAGCCGGGAGTCGGGTTGACCCCGCCGCAAATGTCGATGCACTTCAAACCGCTGTCTTTGGCCCATCGCAGCATCATCGGCTCAATGTACTTGTCGTGGCAGGCCCACATGGTCGTCTCGATGTCAGCCTGATTCTTAAGCCAAGTGTTATCGCCGTTGACGCGATAAAAATAGAGCGGTTTGTCAATGTGGTGCATCTTCCCAGCGATGAAGGTGCGGCACATGAGATCGTGATCGTCGGTGATCTTCATCGTGGCATCATGCCCGCCCACGGCCCAATAGGTCTTTGCCCTCCACGCGCGGAAATGATTTGGGGCAAACCAAATTCGGCTAATGCTCTGCGGGTATGGCTCGGCGGAAACAGACTCAATCGAAACGGTCCCATTCTGCACGTAAGGCCGCTGAGTCCATCCGTATATGTTGGGCCAAGTGATTGCGGAATTGGACCGCACGTCATGGTTGACCGTGTTGGAGTACGCGAAGTCTACCGTGGGATCGTCAAAGGCTTTGGCTGTTTCCTCCAGCGCCCCAGGCAATAGAAGATCGTCTGAATCTAGCTCAAATAAAATATCTCCAGTCGCTCTCTTGCAAGCCATCCGTTTTAGATACCCTACGCCTCCGATCCCGGTATCGTCCCGGTAAACTCTCACCCGAGGATCATCAGATTTGAAATCCTTAGCGCCATTGTTTTGAAGAATTACCCATTCCCAATTGGCGTACGCCTGCGCCTTAAGGCTCTTGTAAACCTCTGGCAAAAAATCAGCGCGATGATCCGGTGTAAAGACTGAGATCATTGAAAAGTAGTGGGTGGTACCTACGCAGTGCCGCAATTTTCATTTTCGCCTTGCTGTCCTCGGATTTGGGTTTTCTCAATTTGGCTCTGTGTGCTTCGGAAAGTTTTTTGCCTTTGTTTCCCTCAGATATTGCGGCTCGATGGCTATCAGAAAGTTTTCTTCCAGTCATTAAAAGGCTGCGTTTCTTTCTCCATTCATCTGAGTGATGCCTTGGCTTTCCGGTCATGTTCGCGGATCGTTTGGCCCTTTCTTCTTGAGATTGCTTCCTGGCCATCCCCATATGGGAGACTGAAATTTTAGTTCTTGTCTCTTCGGACGGGGACCACCCAACACTTCCTTCGCCACCCATCGTTAGGTTATAGCCGTTTGGGACCAAAGTTCCTTGGGCTGCAATGTGATATTTTTCTAATTCGTTCAACTCCGCGATCGTGTGAGCTGTGCCCAATATGCAGTGCTCGAAGTGCTCCACCCCGTATTTTCGGATTGCCCTATGCAGCAGCCCTGCACTGCCGCGTCGAGCTTGCGAGCAGTGCAAACTCCATCGCCTAGCAAAAGTGCCTACGGTTTTGCCCACATATCCCTTATCGTTAACGAGGTTTTGGATTAGGTAAATAATCACGAGATCCTTATCACTTTAAGGTACGAATTGGCTTTTGCGAACCAGCGTTGCACCGATTGCACGCCCTTGGCCTGCACTCCGACTGTGGGCGAGCCGGCCGGGGCGATGATTAATCCACGTATTTCAACAGCCTGAGTCCCGGCTGTTCGCTGTGTTGGGAGTGTGCCTGATCCCTGGGCTAACTGCGCGTAAGAGGAGTCTGAGACACCGGCTGTTTGAGGGCCGATGACAAAACCTGAAACAGTTGCCGCCCCGACTGAACACTGGATGCCCATTTGCACACCCTGAACGCCAGCGGTTGGTTGCATCATGCAGAGCGCGTAATACTCGTACGTTGCACCGGCTACCAGATTGAGCGCGGTGAAAATATTGGTGACGGTTTGCACTCCGAGATCGACTTGGTTGCCCTGCACCGAGTAAGTGGTCTGAGAGCCTTGGTTACCTTGAAAGCCCTGATTACCCTGAAACCCTTGGTTACCTTGATTCCCTTGGGTGCCCTGAAACCCTTGGTTGCCCTGGTTACCCTGTGTCCCTTGAAAACCTTGGTTGCCTTGATTGCCTTGCGCCCCCTGGCTGCCCTGGTTCCCTTGGTTGCCCTGGCTGCCCTGGTTCCCTTGGTTGCCTTGTGTGCCCTGTGTGCCCTGAAATCCCTGATTCCCCTGATTCCCCTGGGTGCCCTGAGTGCCTTGGAAGCCCTGTGGGCCTTGGTTGCCCTGGTTGCCCTGATTGCCCTGGTTGCCCTGTGTTCCCTGCACGCCTTGCGTTCCCTGAGGGCCTTGCGTGCCTTGCGTCCCCTGAGTTCCTTGAAAGCCTTGGACGCCTTGAAAGCCTTGGTTGCCGGTCCCTTCCAGGGAAATCCCAGAAAGCATCCCGCTATTTATCTGGAGTGTTTCAATTCCGCTCGCCCGCCTTACTCTGAGTTTTATGGTATGCGCCCCAGCAGCAAGAGAGGTTATCTGATGAATGGCAAAAGTTTCAGATGAGTTTTGTTTGGCGAAATCAATTTGCTCGGGGTCTGTGTCCACACCGTCTATCCCTAAGCAGTACTCTAACTGAGTCGCACTCGTCCCAGTGGTGACCAGAGCTTCGCCCGTGGCGATGCTAAGAATTCCGTCCGTAATGGTGTTGCCCACTGTCACCGTCCACCCAGTTGCATCTACAAACGTGGCGGAAGTAGTTGAAAACGGTGTATTGACACTAACGTGGGCGTAGGGCATTGGGCCAGCCGGATAGTTCGTGCCCTGATTGCCCTGGTTGCCTTGTGGACCTTGAGGCCCACCAAACGCGCCTTGGTTGCCCTGATTCCCCTGTGGCCCTTGTGCCCCGCCGCCGCCCCCGCCCGTATCTATAGGAAGAAGTGTGTTCCGCAGCAGCGACTCCCGGATCTGGTCTGGTCTGAGTATGGCCATCAGAACAGTTTCGTTGCCACGATTGAGGCCTCGGCGATCTCCAGCGTTCCCGCCGTTGGCAAAACGGCCACCCGCGCAAGGAGGGTGATTATGTCCGTGTTCGACAGCGTTGCCACCACTGCCGGCAGGACCATGATCCCCTCTGTAAAGGTGAGTGTGGTGATGACCTGGGTAAAGAAATTCGCAGTTGCGTTGACGAGATCGGCGGCCGTGAAAGTATTCCTGAGTTTTGCCGTGATCTGGCGCGAGGCCGCAAACGTAGCTCCGTTGTAATCGAATTTTGCCATACCTTGAATCAGATAGGTCCCCGCACGCGGGATGGGGATGCTGATCAGTGTTCCGTTAATTGTAACCTGGGTGCTTACATCGTTGACCGCATTTGCCGTCATTACGTAGGCCGTCGTACCAATCGCTCCAAACCCATAAACGGATGACGGCGAAAATCCCAGCCCCAGAGCAGTCAGAGCCGCGGCTACAGATGCGGCGCCTGTGCCGCCTAAAGCGATCGGCAAAGGCGAAGTGAATAGGCCGCCTGCCGGCGAGACCGTAGCGCCCGCGCTGATTGTGACCACATTTCCAACGTCCCCAGTGTAGTGAAGGAACTTTCCTACAAATTGGGTAAGGCTCGTAATCGAATCCACTTCGAATGTCCCTGGCCCGGGTCCCAGCAGGGCGGCGCCGTTCCCTTGGCCTATGATGACGGTCTGTCCGACTACCATCCAGAGGGTTGACCCGACGAAAATAGGTACGGTGGTATTGTCTGCAGCAGGGGTGACAAAATCCACCGTTGTTGCGGTGAAAGAGTTTAGGCCGTTTGTTCCGTTAGACCCGGGAACTCCTTCAACTCCGGGAATTTGAACAGATTGGACCGTAGTACAGCAATTCGGGACACATGGAGTTACGCTTGGCACTGTGAATTCTTTCGTTGATTATTAATAATTCTGCTTACGTGTGATTGGTCACAACCAAAACATCTGGCTATTTCCGTTTGGGTTACGCCTTCAACCGACATGGCGTGAATTCGTTTTTTGTCCTCTTCTGTAATTCGAGCTGTTTGTTTTCGGAACGGCCGCGCTCCAAGGGTTGATGATGGATTTTCGTGGGCCGGATCAAAGGCGCAGTATCTCCAGGGCGTCCCACGGCATTTCCAACCCAGTTTTATGGAGTGTCCCAGATTGGATGGATGCGCGCCGATAGTGCTGGCTGCTTCTCTGATGGATTTGAACATCCATAAACCGTCCTCGGAACAAATGGCTTTGGATACGGAATCACACCACATCTTTCCACCTGCTTTGAATTTGGTTTGTCCTCCCGCCCTAATCCAGTTTTCTTTCTGGACTTGACTCATCGGTCTGCCCGTTCTGGTTTTCGCCGCTCGTTCGTAAACGCTTCTCGGAAGCGGATGTTTCATCCCCAGCATCCCGTCCCCATCAGACTGATTAAGCAGCGTGCCAAGCGGTCTGAAAAACTGAATCCAGTGAGTTTCCCGAAGCCGCATTGCTTCGGCAGAAGTTGTTTCCAGCACGTAAATTATAGGGCACAACGAAAGAGATCTCAGCTCATGAATCCATTTAGAAATGGCATAGTGTGGGCGTTGCTTCGCCAACGAGAAATGCTTAGTGAGTCGCCAGTTTAGACTTTTAGTCGTCCTACCGATGTACCTCGGGAGTCTCGGGTTGCGCGGGTCTGAAAGTGCGTAAATGAATGGCATACCACAGTGTACCGTTTTCTGGTCAATACGTCGATCTTTGAATGGCAGCAATACCCAAAAACCACATAAGGGGGGAGGGGGCTATGTGGCTTTTGCGGGTTGCAACGCTCCCCTCAATAGCCTAATGCGGGGGGAGTGGCTGATTCTGAAATCCTCAAATACTCTGCCCGCTGGCCATCTGACGCGGACGACCTAGCTATAGAGTTGTCAGCCATCGCGCAGGGGGGAAAGTGGGTTGGCAGTGAAGGTCAGGAGTGCGGTTTAGGCCTTTTCGAGCATTTCATGGAAGCGCGCCGGCTGGCTTGGCCCGACCGCTATCGCCACCGATGGACCGACCTTATTTACACCCATTTCCTTGAAAACATCGTCACGATCCTCATGGGCGCCGGTTCGTGCGTAGCGGGGCACACGCGACTCTTAAACCCGGTCACTGGACAGCAAACCCCCATCGAGGAACTCTGCCGCAAGGGTATTCGCCCGATGGTGATGACGCTCGAAGGGCCGAAACTGGCGGAAATCCCTTTCGTGAAGGGATTCACCGGCTTGTTAGAAATCCGCCTTGCGGACGGGAGGGTGTTTACAGCTTCCCCGAAACACCGCGTTTTAACCGAGTCGGGATTTTTGACCGTGGATACTTTGCGCGTCGGGCGGCGACTTCTTGCATACGGTGAATCCCGCCAAGACTCCAGTTCGGGCAGCGGCCCTTTAACTCCGCTTGCAGATGTCTGCCATTGGTGGAGAACAACTCCAGATTTTCAATCCGATTGTCGGCCGGGTTTTCGTTTTTGTGGTGAACGACCTCACCCTTTCGAAGAAATCGACCAAGTGCCTTTTCCATCACCAATCGGTGTTCGTACACATCGCCGCCATACTTCGCTTTGCGCGGATGGTCTGGTGCGGAAACCCGAATATAGCCACGCGGGTCTTTCCTTTTTCCGCCCTTCCACGCTGGGTGTTTTGCTCCCGGGCTCCCATGCGGGAACTTCCGCCATGCCCCATTCTTCCTCAGGAAGGTTTCGACATGACGCCGATTCGTTCCGACAGCTTTCGCGATTTTCGTCAATGACGCACCATCCCGTGACATACGTAGCACAAGCGTCCGATTTTTCTCGCACTGAGAAGGGGATTGAAAAGCCATATGCCCAGTATGGGGTGCGATCAATACCCATTTCAAGCATAAAATCGGTGGGTGAAGATTTTTATTACGACTTGGAAGTACCTGGGCCGCGTCACTACTTCGCCGAAGGCACGATTCATCACAACACTCAGAAAACAAGCCATGCCTCAGAGTTTGTCCTGATCGACTACTGGGCTCACCCAAATGACACGCTAGTTTTGATCTCCACAACCACGGTGGACAAGCTGGACATGGCGGTTTACGGAGAAATTAAAATGCTCATGGCTAAGGCCCGGGAGCGGTATTCCTGGCTTCCAGGCAACGTGATCGAGAGCAAACGGGCGATCTCCACTGATAACATTCAAGTTGATAGCTCCAGGGACATTCGAAAGGGGATAGTTGGCCGCGCCTGTTACGTGGGCAAGTCCTGGGTGGGCCTGGGCGTGTTCGCCGGCATCAAACAAGCCCGTATCCGTTTCCTCGCCGATGAGCTGCAGTTCATGCAACCTACTTTCCTCGATTGCCTGCCGAACATGTTCCAAAGCGCCGATCTGGATGCTGCCGGGGATCCAGATATTAAGGTCATTGGCTCAGGCAACCCCAAGCACGACCCTTACGACCAGCTTTCCATGGCCGCCGAGCCCGTTGACGGGTGGCCGAGCGTTGACGGCAATCGCAAAACTGCAAGTTGGCCGATCAAGTTCCACCGCGGCCAATGCCTGAACCTTGTCGGCACGGACTCGCCAAACTTCGATGTTCCTGAGGGTGTGCGGCCGCCCTACCCACGGCTGATAAGCCGCAACTCGATCAAGTTGGTAGCCAAACGATGGACTGAGGACTCTCTCCATTACTGGACCCAATGCGTGGGCATAATGAAAATGAACATGCTGGGCAAGCGCGTGCTTACAGTCGCCCAGTGTGAGGCACACGGCGCTTTCGGTCCCGTGGTGTGGCGGGATGACAAACAGACTCGGATCGGCTGGCTGGATCCTGCCTGGGGTGGTGATGCTGCCGATCGGTGTATGTGGGGTTGGCTGGACTTTGGTTTCGACACTGAAGGGCGGGAAATTATCTCCTTTGGTGAGCACAGTGACATTCCGATCTTGGTCGCCACCAAGATTAGCCCAGATGACCAGATAGCCAACTTTGTGTACCGGGACTCTTTGCGCCTGGGGATTGACCCGAACAATATCTTTTACGGCTCTACAGGCCGTGGCACTACAGGTGCCGCGTTCGCCAAAGTGTTTGGCCGTGAGGTTCCGGTTGCCCTGGCTGAAGGAGATAAGCCTACCACTCGCCCCGTGCGGGCGGATTGGCTTATCTATGACGAGAAAACCAAAATCAAGCGGCCAAAACGGGCCGATGAGGAGTACGGACGGTTCAACGCTGAAATGTGGTTTGCGGTTCGAAACGTGGTGGAGTGCGATCAAATGCGGAATTTCCCCAAGGAAGCTGCCCGCGAATTCTCCATGCGCGAGTATCGCCCGACCAGGGCCGGCAAGACTGAGCTGGAGGGCAAGGATGAGACTCGGGAGCGTATGGGGATCTCCCCCGACCTTGCGGACGGCGTTAGCTTCGGAGTGGAAGGCGCCCGCCAGCGTGGTTTTATCGTAGGGCACGCTGGTTACAGGGTCATCGAGGCTGAGGGGGATGAAGGGGACTATTTTGACACTGAGGCACAGGAGTATCAGGAGGCGATTCAAGCAGGACTGCTCTCCCACCAAGAATTATGAAAACCCCGCCACCAGCGTTATGCCATCCCGATAGACCAGCCAGAGCGCGAGGCCTGTGCTGTGCCTGTTACATGAAAATGTGGAGAAAGGGATCGGATGCCTTGCAGACGGCGCAGATTCTCCATGAATACCGTCATGCTCAAAGCCCCGTTCACCCAGAAATGGAAAAGCTAATTTTGTCACAATGAAAGACGTTGAACACAAAGATACTATCGCGGTGGATTTGGATGGAACTTTGGCTCACTGGGATCCCAAGGATGAGTACGACCCGACCAAGATCGGCAAGCCCATCAAGCCCATGGTCGAGAGGGTCAAACGCTGGATCGCCCAGGGGCATAAAGTGATCATTTTCACTGCGCGAGCCGGCGAGAGTGGTTCTTTTCCACACATTCACGCGTGGCTACGCGCCCAGGGCATACCCGATCTGCAGGTGACCAACAAGAAGGGCAAGGAGATCGGGGAGATCTGGGACGATCGCGCAATCGCCGTCGAGCGCAACACGGGCAAGGTTCTGGGTGGCCACACCAGGCATGACCAATCCTGGGAGGACGGAGCGAGAGAGGCGATGAAGTAACCTATGTCATTTCGGCTCCGTAGCTACGACGTTAACCCGCCAGGGGGTTTCTGCTTTCAAGAACCGGGGTTCGCGAGGCAGTGCCTCCCCATGATCGATGATATTGCACGTAACCTTTCCGCGTTCAGAAAAGGCAATGGTCGTCCCCGTTCGAGTATTCAAGAATGCCTCAGGGACGTTGATAGCTACCAGTGCCAGCGCCTGGGCAACAACGGTACATGGTGCATCGAAAGCGGGAAGAACGCGGCGGGACAGCTTAATCCGGTTGCCCTGGCGGCCAACGCGCCGCTCGTAGCTGCACCATGTGCTGGGTGTGGGGCACCAGTACAATGAATCCGATTCTCAAAGAGATCAGAAACGATTTGGCGGGCCTTGGTCTACTGCACGACTGGCTTGGGACTGGGGAACCAGTTCATCCGGTGGTGTCCTATTACCGCGCCAAGATTTGCGAGGATTGCCCCGAAAATGTTCAACCGGGGTGGTGGGACACGCACATCAAATTGCCAATTGCCCAAACGATCAAGGCCGAGCTGGAACTTAAAAGCGGCATGAAAATCTCGGTGCCCAACGAGGCGGCTATGGGCATGTGCAAGGTTTGCGGCTGTTGCAACGCGCTCGCCGTACATGTCCCGGTGGCGCACTTAAAAGATCACACCAGCCAAAAACTTCTTGCGCGATTTCCGGATAACTGCTGGAAGAAGCGGGAGATTTCGGCTAGCATCGCGCCATGAAAGCGATCCCTCTTACCCGTGGTGATTTTGCCATTGTCGATGATGAAGATTTTGAATTGGTGTCCCGTTACAACTGGCAAAGCCACGTCGATCCCAAAAGCGGAAGGCGCTATGCGGTTACGACCGTTCGGAGGAATGGGAAACGAAAAGAATTAAAAATGCACCGCCTGATTTTAGATCATCACGCAGAGCATACTGACCACAAAGACGGCAACGGGCTCAACAATCAGAAAAGTAATATCCGCCCTGCGACACGCGCTCAGAATGGCCAGAACCGCAAGCTGCAAATCCACTCTGCACCGTTTAAGGGCGTTCACCACTTCAAAGCTTTAGGCGGGTGGACCGCCAGTATTAGAGTTAACAAAAAGAAGAAACATCTTGGTTACTTCGATTCACCGGAGCTAGCTGCACGCGCTTACGATGCGGCGGCATTAAAGCATTTTGGTGAATTCGCGAGAACCAACCAACAAATAGGTGCCTTATAAACTTCTCTACTGCCCCGCGAGTCCAACAAACCATACGAGCCGGTGATACCGTCGAATGGGAGCGCGGCGTCAATCGCGTCAAAGTCAATAACGCGGCCAACTGCTCGCCGCCACTGGATCCCGCTATGGCAAAGAAGCTGGGGATCAAGATCAATGTGAATTGGGGTGAGCTTATGATCCTCATGGCGCACGCCCGCCGCCAGTACATGAGCGCCTTTTGGTCCAATCTGCAGTTTTTCAAGGTGACTCTGCCCCTGGCGCCCAGCGAATATCAATCAGAGTGGGGCAGCTTCATCAGCCAGGAGATCAACAAACCGCTGCGCGAGTCGCTGTCCTTCTTTGAGCTGCACCGGTCGAAATGGGCTTCCGTGGTCTGTCACGGCGTAGGCCCGATGGTCTGGCATGGGAAATACAAGTGGGAACCGGATTACGTTGCCATCGAGGACCTGCGGATCCCCACGGACACCACTTTGGACTTCAAAAATCTCAACTGGTATGGGGTGCGCCACATTTACACCCCGCACGAGCTGATCGAGAAGGCGTTCAGCCCTTCGCCGCTCAACAAATGGCACAAAAAGCAAGTCGCCGGCATCCTCAAGAATTACAAGGAGATCAACTACGACTACGCCCCCAACCATTACGATTGGGAAACCACGCCAGAAAAACTGGCCGAGCTGGTCAAGCAGGACGGCGGCTATTACGCCTCCGATGCCATGCCCGGGATCCCGCTGTGGCATTTCTACTTTCAGGACAACTCCGACAAAGACAATTCGGGGTGGTTCATGCGGATCGTTCCCGAAAACGGCACCGTGCGCGGCAGCCCGCCTGAGCAATTTCTATGGGATGGGGATACCCCGGTTGCCTCCCGCCTGTCCGAAATGCTGCATTGCCAGTTCGGGGACCTGTGCAACAAAGCGCCCTTCAACTATCACTCGATCCGCTCCCTGGGCTATGCGCTCCTCGAGCCGTGTTTCTACACCAATTTGACCCGCTGCCGGCTGCTCCAGCATATCCACGACAATTTCAATATCTGGCTCAGGACCAATGACCCGATAGACAAGGCGCGGGCCAGCGTTCAGGAGTTCGGCAACATGGGGGTGCTCAAGCCCGGGGTGGACATTGTTCCCCAGAATCAGCGCCACCAGATCGAGGCTGACTTGGTTGAAATGGGCATGGGCCAGCTAAAGCAACTGCAGCAGGAGGCCAGCTCCACCTACACCCAGGACACCGATACCGGCACCAAGCGCGAACAGACAGCTTACGAAACCGGGGTGAAGCTCCAGCAGGTTAATGCCCTCATGGGCGGCCTACTGATGACGGCCTTTATTTACGAGAAACACGCCTACAAAGAGATCAGCCGGCGCTTTTGCCTGGGCGGGTCCGATGACTTTGACGTTCAACAGTTCCAGAAACGTTGCAAAGAAGCCGGGATCCCACGCAAGTGGATCGATTCTGCCATGTGGGATATTGAGCCCGTTACACCCCTGGGAATGGGCAATCCAACAATGGCCATGTCCGCAGCGCAGCAGCTCATGGCGGCCGCCCCGCAATTTGACGCCACCGCGCAGCAGGAGATCAAGCACGAGTACATTATCGCCGTTACCAATGACGCCAGGAAAGCTGCACGGTGGGCGCCACTGGGCAAGGCCCGCGGTATCACCGATTCGACCCGGGACGCGCAGGCTATCTTTGGCACCCTCATGCAGGGAGTTATGGTTGCCCCACGGGAAGAACTCAGCGCCGCCGAACAGATCCAAGCCCTCCTGCCGCTCTTGGCGGGGGTGATCGTGAAGTACGAGCAACGGGATAACATGGCCAAGCCGGATGAAGCGATCGGAATGCAGGAGGTCGAGCAGTACATCAAGGCTCTGATCCAGCAGTTGTCCCAGGACCCGACCCAGAAGCAGGCCGTTAAACAGTTCGGCCAACAATTGGGCCAGCTCGATAACCAGATCAAGGGATTGGTCCAGCGCGGCCAGGAAGCCGCCCAGAAACAGAATGGCAACGGGCAAATGGACCCCGCGACTCACGCCAAGGTTGGAGCAACGATGGCTCTCGCTCAGGCAAAGATTCATAGCAAAGCCATGATGGATAAGATGAAGTTGCAGCAAAATTCCGAGCGATTCGTTAGGGAACAGCGGCGTGCTGATGCGAGCGCGTTCGCCGAAATCCAAAGGAATAACGCCGTGGCGAAATCAAAATCTCGTCTAAAAAGCACTTCCGAATGACGTTGTTTCTGGTAACCTGTTGCCAATGAAAATGATCCCCCTTACCCGCGGCATGGTTGCAATCGTTGACGATGAAGACTACGAGCGAATCTCTCACTTCAAGTGGCACGCCTTGAAAGGCTCCACTGGAAACTTTTATGCAGCCCGCGGCAAAAAATCCCTAATGATGCATCGCGAGATCCTCCAGGATTTTCAATCCGAACATGTCGATCATAAGAATCATCAGACCTTGGACAATCGGAAGGCCAATTTGAGGCCCTGTTCTAGATCTCAAAATGTCGCTAACTCCAAACTCAGGCGAACTAGCACATCTGGCTTTAAGGGTGTCTCGTGGCACAAGCAGTATAAGAAGTGGGCGGCCTGTACTGGTGTCAATCGAGGTCCAAAGAAGCTAATCGGAGTTTTCGACGACCGGCTGGAAGCCGCGCGCGCCTACGACAACGCGGCGATCAAACGCTTTGGCGAATTTGCCCTCACCAACAAGGCCCTTGGACTCCTCTCATGAACATAAACATAAAAGTGATACCCGAGGCCCAACAAAGAGAGCAGGTCAACGGGTGCGACTGGTTTTGGGACGCAAACGGCGATCTGCAGGTGCGGGTATCCCCTCAGAGCGATTGGCGTTATGAGATCCTCCTCGCCATTCACGAAACTTGCGAGGCCATCCTCTGCAAACACAACGGAGTCACCCAGGCATCAGTTGACGCCTTCGATCTCGAGTACGACAAAACCCACACCTTTGACGTGAACGCCGGCGATGACCCGGACGCGCCCTACGTGCGTGAGCACTGCTTTGCCACGGCGATCGAGCGTATCATGGCCGCCGAGCTGGACGTCAACTGGCTCAAATACGATACCGAGCTCGCCCAGAGCTACCCGGGGCCTTCCAAAAAGAAATGAAGCCGCTCGAAGATGTCATTTGCTGCGTGGTGGATTACGGGTGCTTTATCGAGCTCGCCGAAACGATGGGGGGCGCTGTCAAAAAATGCTACTATTACAGCCCTTACGAGGCAGAGTACGCCAACCTTCAAGATTGCTGCATTGGGGATGGGCTAGATCACGTTGAGCGGCTTGATGAGTTCCTCGATCCAAAGGTTCTGAGTGAGATCGATTTGTTTCTGTTTCCAGACGTGGGCGGTGGGGGATTGCAGCGCCACTTGAAGGAAATGGGCAAGGCTATTTGGGGTTCCATGGGCGCGAGCGAGTTAGAGCTTTACCGCACTCGGTTCCTGAAGGTCCTGAAATCTTGTGGCCTCCCAGTTGTTCACTCTGAAACGATCCGTGGGCTTACGGCCCTGGCAGAGTATTTGAAGCACGTTGAAAACAAGTTCATCAAGGTAAACCGCTATCGCGGCAACATGGAAACCGTGAGGCATCGAGACTACGCCCACAGCTTGCCGCTCCTGAGTAAGTTGGCGATTGAGTTTGGCGGCCTCCGCGAACACGTGATCTTTGTGGTTCAGGACGAAATCGAAACTGACGTTGAACTCGGCTACGATGGATGGTACGCAGGCGGGTTCCCATCTCGGTCATTTCAGGGACTCGAGCTGAAAAACGAGCTCTATCTTGGGTTCCTCAAAGACAATGACGATCTGCCGGAAGCGGTAAAGTTCGTGAATGAGAAATTTGCGCCAGTACTCGAGAGTTACGGCTATCGGAATTTCTTTGCCAGCGAGCTTCGGATCAAGGATGACGTGGCTTACTTCATCGATCCAACGCTCCGTATGGCAGGGCAGACACAGGAGCATTTGCTCACCAGTTGCGTAAACCTGCCTGCGGTTATCTGGCATGGAGCTAACGGCGAATTGATAGAGCCTGACTTCGATGGGTCTTTTGCCGCAGAGGCAACCCTACATTACTCGGGGGACTGTGACGATTGGAAGGTAATGCGCGTGCCGGATTCGGTGCGCCCATGGGTTAAACTCTATCAGTACGCCATGGCGGATGACCTTTACCATTTCCCACCTCACGCCGTTGACGAAGTTGGGGTCATCATCGGCATTGGAGATAGTGTCGAGGAAGCCATTGACCACCTGAAAGAGAATCTCGAAGAACTGAAGGAGGAGCCCGTTAAAGCAAACACGGATGGCTTTTCCGAATTACTCGAACAGGCTCAATCAGCAGAAGATCAGGGGATAGATATTTCCGACGAGCCGATCCCAGGGCCGGAAATACTTCTCGAAAACAAAGAGTGACTTTGGTGGGTTTTCATTGTAGAACGGGGTGTGAAACAAATCCCGCTGACCCAAGGCAAGTTTGCTCTCATTGACGATCCCGACTTCGAAAGTGTCTCAGCGCACAAGTGGTGTGCCGTCTTTGATGGCTGGAACTGGTACGCCGCAAGAAAGGTTAAGAAGCGCCAGCAACGCCTACACAACTTCCTGACGCAGCCGCCTGCTGGGGTTCGCATAGACCACAAGGACGGTAACGGACTCAACTGCCAGAGGCGGAATATGCGGATTTCAACACACTCCCAGAACGGCCAAAACCGAAGGTCTAAAAAGCCACACACTTCAAAATTCAAAGGGGTGTCATGGCGCGCTAACCGCAATCGATGGGTTGCTCAGATACGCGCTGACAATCGAGTGGTTTACCTTGGCCTGTTTGACCACGAGGATGATGCAGCTCAAGCGTACGACAGTGCTGCTCAGACCCACTTTGGAGAGTTCGCGCTGACTAATCAGGCGCTCGGTCTTTTGGGACCAGCAGCGCGATAACTCATTGGACGTGGCGCTTTAGGGGCCGGTCCCGGGGCCTGAGATCGCTCTCGGTTAGGCGGCCAAGTTGCCCCTGGCCAGGGTGTTCCGCCTCTACGTTCAGGTTTCCAAGATTGTCCCGCCCATGGTGTTCTATTCATGCCTTCCTGTAGTTCTTTTTCCGAATCTCCTCAAGCACTTTAGCGCGATCGCACGGGGGGTATTTGAGCATCTGTTTGTTCTTCAGATTCAAAAACTCTATGTAGGCCTCACGCTCTTGCGGTGAGTCCCGATCGGCAAAGAGTGGACCTGTTACGTGATGGATCGTGATATTTTGTCCGTCCCAATGGTGCCACTCCGCAACGTGGTGGGATTGATGTCCCCATGGCGTTGTAACTTTGACCTTCACCCAGGCCTCTTGCTCAGGTAATCGAGCAGGAGGGCAACCCGCTGCTCGGTCTGGGGCGGCATCTCGGCCAGCTTGCGGCTCATGTGAATGAGCTGATTAACGTCCGAAGGCAGCAAAGGCAGGTCAGCTTGTTTCAGCCGGCTCTGGCTGTCGTGGTAGTCAATCGAGAGATGCGCGGCCGCAAGGTCCCCGTGTTTCGAGGCGATCGTTGAGCCTCCGATAAAGCTCGCGGCGTCCTGCACCATGCGTTGCTGACCCTCTTCGCCACGGTAGTCGATCCCTCCACCTGATTTTACGTAGAGGTCGAAGATATGAAAGTTGAGAGTTAATGCCCGCTGCAGGCGATCGTTGAGCCCAGCGTCACAAATATTGAATTGGACGAGGTTGTCCATTAATGCATCTATCGCCCCTGGA